AGGCAAGGCCCAAGGCGCGCTGTGGTCCCGGGCAGATGTTCTGCCTGAGGTGCCAGCTGGCGCGGCACGTGGCGTTTGGCGAGGCGGAGATCGCGCACGCGAGCCCTGTCAGCTTCAACCTGCGCGCGCTTTGCGAAGCGTGCAGCGCCGTCATGCACCGTCGCGTGTCGCGCGTGAGACTGGCCGCCGACATGCCGGGCGTGAGCGTGCGCGATCCGCAAGCCTAGCGACACCTAAGCGATACCGCTGGAGCCTGCGGAAATGTCCATTTGCGAAGGAATGAGAAATGCCCCGCAAGCATCATCCCAAAAACGAGCGAATCAAGCGCGCCTACCTTGGCTATCTGGAAGAGGCGCAGGGCAAAACGCAGGCCAGCGCGAATGACGCCGCCGCCGCAATCGCGGACTTTGAGGCGGCGAACAACTTCAAGGATTTTGCCGCCTTCCACATCGAACAGGCGCGTCGGTACAGGCGCGTCCTTGAACAACGGACTCACGAGAAGACGGGAAAGCCGCTCTCGAAATCGACGATCTATTCGCGGATGATGGCGCTGCGGGCTTTCTTTGCCTGGCTGGCGGAACAGCCCGGCTACAAGGCGCGGATCAAACGCAGCGATTGCGACTACTTCAAGCCGACCGCCAACGATGCGCGTATTGCAACCGCGCGGCGCGACCGGCCGGCGCCGGACGTGGAAACCGTGCGGCGGCTGGTTCAGGCAATGCCAGCCGATACGGATATCCAGAAGCGTGATCGCGCACTGATCGCCTTCGCGCTCCTGTCCGGCGCGCGGGATGACGCCATCGCCTCGCTCAACATCGGCCATATCAATCTGGAGCGTAGGACCGTGTTCCAAGACGCGCGCATGGTCCGGACGAAGAACCGGAAGACGTTCACGTCAGGGTTCTTCCCGGTGGGGGCCGACTTTGAAGTGATCGTTGCCGATTGGATCAGGCACTTGAAGGAAACTCTGCACTACGGGTCGGATGATCCACTGTTTCCCTCAACGCTTATGGGAATCCCGGCGACGGGTCGTTTCGAAGCCGTGGGGCTGGAGCGACGCCACTGGGAGAGCGCCGCCGCCATCCGGCGCATTTTCCGGACTGCGCTCCAGGCGCAGGGCTTTCCATCTTTCAACCCGCATCTGCTGCGAAAGACCATCACGCGGCTGGGCCAGACCTCCCGGCTAACCCAGGAAGAGGAAAAGAGCTGGAGCCAGAATCTTGGCCACGAGCATCTGCGCACGACAACCAACAGCTATGGCCAAATCCCCGAGCATCGGCAGATTGCGCTCATGGATGGGCTGCGCCATCGGACAGCCAATCCTCCCCAATCGGGCGCGCCGGATGCGGCCACGATAAAATGGGTTGTGGACTATCTCGCTTCGAAGTCCGCCGTGGGTTGAGGCGGGTTGCCAGCGTCCGCGCCTTCCCCTCCTATGCCCTCGAAAACAGGGTGAGGGCCGCGTGACCGAGATCAGCTTCAAGGGCAAGGAGTTCGTCTATAACCACCACCTAGCGGTGCCGTTCCGTCCGCTGGAGATCCACGCGAAGAAGGGGATCGGCACCCCGCGTCTCGATGGCAACCTGATCATCCAGGGCGACAACCTGCATGCGCTGAAGGCGCTGCTGCCACTGTATGCGGGCAAGGTGGACTGCATCTTTATCGACCCCCCCTACAACACAGGCAACGAGGGCTGGGCCTACAACGACAACGTCAACGCGCCGATGATCCGGGAGTGGCTGGAGGCCAACCCCATCGGAATCGATGACGGCCTGCGCCACGACAAATGGTGCGCAATGATGTGGCCGCGCCTGCGCCTGTTGCACGAGCTTCTCTCCGAGGACGGAGTGATGTTCGTCTGCATTGATGACAATGAACTTCATCGACTGCGAGCCCTCCTAGACGAGGTCTTCCTCAGCGCCGACAATTGGCTTGGAACGATTGTGTGGAAGAATGTCACCGACAACAATCCAACTCGGATCGCTGTTGAACACGAATACATTGTCTGCTTCGCCAAGAACAAAGCGCGTGTGGCAACGGTCTGGAAGTCCCGACTCTCAGAGGTCAAAGACGTGCTGGTCAAAGTGGGCGAAGACTTGATCTCAAGACACGGCACGTCGCCTGACTTACAGGCCGCCTACTCAGACTGGTTTCGAGAGCACAAGGCCGAGCTTTGGCCGTTGGATCGTTACAAATACATCGACGAAGGCGGCGTCTACACTGGCAGTCAGAGCGTCCACAACCCCGGCCGTGAGGGCTATCGATATGATGTGATGCACCCGGTGACAAAGAAGCCATGTAAGCAACCGCTCATGGGCTATCGGTTTCCGCCCGAGACGATGAACCAACTACTCAAAGACAACAAAATTCTCTTCGGCGAAGATCACGACAAGATTATTGAGCTGAAGGTCTACGCGAAGGATTATCTCGAAAAGCTACCCAGCGTGATCGAGTTGGATGGGCGGACCGCCGCCTACGAACTTCGTGATATTTTCCCGGGGCGGAAGAAAACATTCGAGTATCCCAAGCCCTCGCAGTTGGTTGAGCGTCTGCTTTCGTTTGCGACCTCTAAGACGTCATTGATCTTGGACAGTTTTGCAGGTTCCGGAACAACTGCGCATGCGACGCTCAAGCTTAACCGGAGCGACGGAGGAGCGCGCCGGTTCATACTTGTTGAGCTTGAGGAAGCAATTGCCGCAGAAATCACCGGGCCGCGCGTGATGGCCGTGGCGGCCGGCGTCGCTTACACGACCCACCCCGCCCTTCAGGAAGGGCTGGGCGGCGAGTTCACCTATTGCACGCTAGGCGCTCCGGTGGAGCTGGACGCGATCCTGACCGGCAAGGCGTTGCCCACATGGGCGGGGCTGGGCAGCGTGCTGTTTCACATGGCGACCAGACAGCCCGTGGACCCGAAGGCGGGCAACGAGAAGACCTTTTATCTTGGCGCATCTGCCAGCCATCATGTGTGGCTGATCTACAAGCCTGACCTCGACTGGCTGAAATCGCCGGACGCGGCGCTGACACTTTCATTCGCCGAGAAGATCGCCAAGGCAAAGACGGACAAGAAACACCTTGTGTTCGCGCCTGCGCGTTATGTCAGTCAGAAGCTGCTGACCGAGCGGCATATCGATGTGGAGTTCGTGCCGCTGCCCTTCGCACTCTATCGCGTAGAGCGGGACTAGAGGCATGCGGACGCTCGACTATCAGGCGCGGGTACTGGAGACGCTAGACGCCTATCTGGAGGCGCTGAAGTTCGAGAAGGTAAGCGCGGACGCCATTGCGAAACTGGCGGCGGAGAATCCGGGCCTTGGCCTGCCGGTGAAGGATTTTCCCGCCGAGGCTTGGAAAGCGATCAAGGCGGCAGGCAAGCTGCCGCAATCACGCACACACATTCCATTCTCGCCGCGCGAAGACGGATGCAGTCGTCCGGTTCCGAACATCACTTTCAAGGTGCCAACAGGCGGCGGCAAGACCTTCCTAGCGGTCAACGCCGTGTCGCGCATCATGGGGCGGTATCTGGGCCGCAACACTGGCTTCGTACTGTGGATCGTCCCGAACGAAGCCATCTACTCGCAGACGCTGAAGCGCCTCAAGGACCGCCAGCATCCCTATCGCCAGGCGTTGGACCGCGCGGCGGCGGGGCGCGTGAAAGTGATGGAGAAGGGCGACCGGCTGGACGCGCGGGATGTGCAGTCAAACCTTTGCGTCATGGTGCTGATGCTTCAGGCCGCTAACCGGCAGACGCAGGAAACGCTGCGCATGTTCCGCGACCGGGGCGACGTGCATGGCTTCTTCCCGGCGGAGGGCGAGCAACAGGCGCACGCGGCGGCGCTGGCGGCGGCGCCCAACCTTGATGCCTATGGCGGCGGCATGTTCACGCTGGTGAAGGATTCACTGGGCAATGCGCTGCGGACAATTCGGCCGGTTGTCGTCATGGATGAAGGGCAGCGGGCTGTCTCCAATCTTGCGTACGACACGCTCTACGGTTTCAATCCGACCTTTGTGCTGGAGCTTTCCGCAACACCCAAGGATGTGAAGGAACAGACTCGTCCGGAACCGCGTCCGGCGCGTTACGCCAACCTTCTGGTCGAAGTGACAGGCCGAGAGCTGGATCGCGAGGGCATGATCAAGATGCCGCTCAACCTCGATCCGAAGCAGGGGACCGACTGGAAGGCCACACTGACGGCTGCAGTCGCGACGCTCGACGGTCTCAACGACAAGGCAAAAGCATTTACGGCTGAGTCAGGCCGCTACATTCGTCCGATCATGCTCGTTCAAGTTGAACGTACCGGCGACGACCAGCGCGAAAGCAATCACATTCATGCGTTGGACGTGAAGGAATGGCTCCTCACTGCCGGGTTCGACGAGGCCGAGATCGCCATCAAGACGGCGGAGCGCAACGACCTCAACCAGCCGGAAAACCTCGACCTCCTGTCACCTCTGAACCGCGTGCGCGTCATCATCACCAAGCAAGCGCTGCAGGAAGGCTGGGACTGCCCCTTTGCCTACGTGCTGTGTGCGTTGGCGGCCAGCACCAACCCAAGCGCTATGACGCAGCTTGTCGGCCGTATCCTGCGCCAGCCGCAAGCGGCCAAGACCGGCGTGGCGGCGTTGGACGAATGCCACGTCATCACTCACCACGCGGGAACCGGCGAGGTTGTTTCCAAGATCAAGGGCGGACTGGAACAAGACGGGCTTGCCGATCTGGTGATGACCGTCAGCGGCGGCGATTCTGCGGGCGAAGCGAGAGTCAGCCGCAAGCTGTCGCGTCGCAAAGGCATGACCTCGCTGAAAATCTACCTCCCGAAAGTGCTGCGGCTGGAGGGGGAGGATGCGCGCGAACTGGATTACGAAACCGACCTGCTGGCCGCTATCGACTGGCGTACCTTTGATCCGGCGCCCATCGCCGATGGCATTCCCGAGAACGCACAAGCCGCCGCCTCTCAGGTGCAGCGGATCGGCATTTCAGAAGATGGGGACGAGATCGTCATCACGGCGGGCGCCGTCGCTGGGGAGGCGGCGGCTTTCGATCCTTCCTACGCAGTGCGGGTGATATCCGACCTTGTGCCAAATCCTTTCATTGGCCGCGAGATTGTCGGCGCGCTCCTGAAGCGACTGCGCAAGCGCGGCTTCCCGGATGGCAAGATCGGCGGCCTGGGCTCGCTGATCATCGAGGAACTGAGGCGCGGCCTTGAGGCCGAGCGCAATGCGCGCGCCGAGAAGCTGTTCAAGGCCGAGGTGACCGCCGGGCGCATTCAATTCCGCCTGCGGCTGGATGGCCGCGACTGGGAAATGCCGGATAATGTTCTGACGACCGAGCCAGAGAACGGGCAGCAAGTCGCGCGTATAGATGGCTCGCCGCTGGAGAAAAGCCTTTTCGCGCCCGTCTATGTGGCTGAGCTGAATGGCGACGAAAGGGATGTTGCGGTCTATCTCGACAAGGACGAGGCGCTGAATTGGTGGCACCGAAACGTGGCGCGCCAGCAATACGCGCTTCAAGGCTGGCGCCGGGACCGCATCTATCCGGACTTCATTTTCGCCGCGATGCGTAAGGGCGGCAAGCGGCGACTGACAGTTCTGGAAACCAAGGGGCCGCACCTCGATAATCTCGATACCGCCTACAAGCGCGAAGTGATGAAGGTGCTGACCGACAACTTTGCCTGGGCCGAGGGCGCGGCCGCCGGTACGCTGGAGGTGGTCACTGGACAGAAAGAAACGGTCGAATGCGCGCTGATCCTGCTTGATGAATGGAAGGCGAAGCTTCCGGGGTATCTGGCCTAGCGTCGGGCGGCCGACAGTCGCGTAGGCGTGCATTCAACTTCATAAACCCGAGGCAAAGTCGTGCGATCCCCCACCCGACTTGTGCAGCTGAATGACATCATGTCGTCCGAAATCCTGAAGGATGGCGATGAGGCTCTAGCCCTCATTCTAAAGGTTCACCTTGCTTTGGAGGCTCTGCTTATCGAGGCGCTCCATCTGAACGCGGATGCGACCGTGCCTATTCCCCGATCATTTCCCGAGAAGACCAAGAAATTGGTCGAAAAGCAGCTCCTAAGGAGCCATGACGAAACCGCATTCAATCGCTTCAATGAGTTCCGCAACGACGTTGCTCACACGTTTGGCCACGTCGTCAGTGTGAAGACTGTGCTGGAGTTGGCTCGCTACCTCGAAGACCACGGGATCGAATTTTCAGACTCAATCGGTTGCGTTTCCGAGGAAGAGGCGGTCACGACGTATGGCGGCGTCATCGGTGTCTTGGCCGAGATTGGCTGGTGCCTTCTATTCCAAGCAGGCTTCAGACTCTCGGAAGCTGGAGGTCGCGATATTTTTTCGGCCTAACCTTCGGATTTGTTGGTACAGTTGTTGGTACAGCTCGCTCAATGCCGTCGCGAAGCCCTGATTCATAAGGACTTCGGACATCACTTCCGGTCCTCTCAAGGACTATCAAGACGAAGCCGTACGCGAGGTGCTGGGCAATCTCGCGAAGGCGCGCAAGCGCTGGCGGCTTGACGACGAGCGGAACGCCTTCTCGCTGTCGGCGGCGACGGGCGCGGGAAAGACTGTGATGGCTAGCCGTCAGAAATGCGGTCAACGACTTCGTAGGATCCGCCGCATTTGGCCGACGCGAAATTGTAGCACGAAGCGAGCGCGTTCTGCGGCCCATCGCAATACGTGACCTGAGCCGTTCGCCCATCTGGCATGACGTAACTATGCGGCGCACTCGCACACGCCCCAAGCGCCCCAAGCGCCATAACGACCACAACAGTTTTCATCCTCGACCCTTTCTGAAGGTTCATAGCCACATGGCCTATCAGGGCTACACCGGATACGACCCCGAACTCGACCGCCTGAAGCAGCGCCGCGACATTGCGGAAGCTCTTCAACAGGGCGCGCTTGAGACCGGACCCAAATCGCTTCCGGAGGGTATAGCACAGATTGGCAAGGCGCTCATCGCCCGGCAAGCGATGAAGAAGGCCAACAAGGCGGGCGATGCCTACAAGAGCAATCAGGACCGGATTGCGGAGGCGCTAGGCGCGACCTTCTTCGGCGAGCGCAGCGATCCGGCAAAAATGGCTTACCCGGAACTCCCAATGCAGCCCAATACGGATGCATTAAACGTTCCCGGCCCATCACAAACCCTTCCGGCGTCAACAACGCAGGGAGCGCTGGGCGCGCTAATGCCGAAGGCGCCGCAACCCGCAGCCGCCCCGTCAGTCGCACCGGCACAGCCCCAGGTTGGCGCTAACCAGACATCTCAGGCCATGCCCAACGCACCCACGCCAAGGGGCGCGATGACGCCGTGGTCGATACCAGACCCCGGCATGTCGGCTCTTGGACAAGACACGCCACCCGCAGGCGCGATGCCGCAGCCGCAGGGCTCCGCAGCGCCGATGGCAGCGCGTGGCGGCTTCACGCCGCAAGAGCAAATGGCTGGACGCGACCGCGACAGATACAGCGCCCTGATCGGCGCAGGCATGGACAGGTTTGAGGCAGCGACGATTGTGAAGGGCGAGCAGCGTCAGCGTAGTGCCGATGAGCTTGCTGCGGAAGAGCGGAAACGCCTGCTTGAACAAGACGCGCTTGCCGAAGAATGGCGGAAAAAGAATTACACCGCAGGTCGCTTAGACGCTTGGCGTAAGGCAAGTGAGTTTGGCAAAACGTTTGGCGAGGATCAACGTCAGTTCAATGCTGAGCAAGAGACCAATAGGCTCAAGGCGGAAGCAGAAGCTGCTAACAATGGCCTGCCTGACTTTGGCGACGAGAACAGCTTGCGAGGCCAGTACCTCGCACAAGCAAAGAGCTTCATCGATGTCAGAGACGCCACAACGCGCATTCGAGCCGTGAAGCAAGCGACGACACCAGCGCAACAGATGGCGCTGCTTTACGGATACATGAAACTGCTTGATCCCGGCACGGGCGTCAAAGAGGGCGAATACGCATCTGCCGAAAATACGACGGGCATTCCGGGTCAGATTATAAATGCTTACAACAAAGCGCGCGTGGGTACATTCCTAGACGCAAAACAGGTTCAGGAATTTCTTCAACAAGCAGAAGAGCAATACAAAGGTGCCGAGCAGAACTATGCGACGACAGTTCTTGAACCTTATCGACAGATGGCTGGTGGCCGCTATCGCATGGACCCGTCCATCATTCAGGATTTCAGGCTTCCGGGCGCTGCACCAACGCCCGCAGAACGAGCCCGCCAGCGCTTAGTGCGCGACATTCAGATATCTCCTTTTGCTGGCGCTGTTGGGGAGTTCAATCCCGCAGCGTTCGCGGGATTGAAGCAGCCGTCAGACCTTACAGACGAAGAACTTGACGCCATGATTGCCCAAGGAGGCGGTCGCTAAATGCCGACGCTTGCCGAACTCATTGCTGAGCGTGAACGCCGTCGCGCGGCTGCTGCTGCTGCGTCTAGCGGAACTGCGCCTGAAGCCCCCCCTCCTAGTGGCGTGTCGATGGAAGCTCTCATTGCTGAGCGCGACCGCCGTCGTGCATCTCAGGTTGCGCCCGTCCAGCCCGACGCAACCCCGTGGGGCGACGGTCAGGCGTTCGATGACTTGTACGCCCGCAAGCCGCAGACTGATCCGATGCTGTCCCCGCTGCGTCCTAACGCGCGCACGCTGACATCGGGACAACCGACGCGGTTGAAGCCCCCGCCTGTGCCGCGTGGTCCCGTTATGTCGCCTTCGCAAAGGATGGCAACGCAGCCGGCGCGCGATGCCGATGTTGCCCGGAGAACCGAGCAAGCGAACAGGTGGAAGAACGATTCGCCGTTCGGAACGCCTGTAGACGAAATGGGTATGCCGATAGCTGTCACGGACGCCCAACGTGACGGCGGCATGTATGGCGTGCGGGATGACGTTGGCAAAGGTATCGTTGCAAGCCCAATCCACGCGGAGCGCGCCCTTGTTGGAGCAGCCGAAGCAATTCTGAACACGCCTGGAGATTTGGCGCGGTCGCTGGCCGTTCCCTTCGCTATGGGATTTGACCCAGAATCGCAGGGCATCGTTGCAAACCTTGAATTTGCGCGGGATGAAGCGAGCGTTGCCAATGCAATGGACCGCTTTGCCAATCGCTACGAGCAAGGCGGCTTCCGCAAATTGCGGGAGAAGATCGACGCGGCTCCGCGCTTTGACTTCTCCGCAGCCAAGGTTCCGGTGCCGAAAGAGCTTGAGTCTGTTTCTGGCGCATTAGCTGAGGGCCTCGCGCAGTTTCTCATCAGCCGAAAACTAGTGGGTAAAGTGGCGCCGGGCGGCGGTCTCGCAGCAAACATGGGCAAGGATGCTGCGGCGGTTTTTGTCGGCATGGACGGCTCGACCGGCAGGATGGCCGACATCATTGATGCCAATGCTATCCCACAAGGTCTGCTGCGGGATTATTTCAACTTCCTGAAAACGCAGCCTGACGACTCGCCGGCGCTGGGGCGCTTCAAGAACTTCCTTGAAGACCTTACCGTCAGCGGACCAATGATCGTCCCGCAAACCGTGGTTGCTCCCGCTGCGCGGGTCGTCGGCAACGCCATCAACCCAACGATGACCCCCACCAATGCAGGCGGTGTTGCTGCTCGTGCTGGCCTTACACGCCCGCAGATTACTCCTGTGGCCCCCGCTGCTGCTGCTACCCAGCCTCAGCAGCCTGTTGCCCCGACCGCAACGCAAGCCCCACAGCAAGCCCCCACACAGCCGCAAACCGTCACGGCCCCGCCAGTACCCCCGATCCCGCCAACCGCACCAGCGGTCACGGCAGGCGCACCGATGCCCGGTCCTGCCGGTCAGGTTCCGCCCGCTGGAGTTATGACGCCGGTTCCGAACCTTGGCCCCGCCGAGCAGGCTTTCAACAACCTGCCGATGAAGACCCGCGAGTCGATGCTCAACGCCTTCAAGTCGGCGGGCGTTGAACCTGTCCGCGCCAAGGCGATGATTGGCGAACTCAACAACCTGCCTGACGGGCAGAACACCATGTACGCCCTCGAAATCATGCGCCGCAATGGTCTGTCTGACCCGGATATTGACGGCGTACTGGTTGCGATGGGCCGTGAGTTCGCAACGGAATCGCCCCGTCCGTCTGGCCGCGTGTTCAATCGCGAGCAGGATTCCGCCCGCCAGATCATGAACAATCAGGTCCGCACTCAGATCAACTCTGAAGGCCGGTCGATCACGGACGTTGCCGAGAGCAGATTTGGTCCCGGCGTTGTGCCAGCAGGCGAGGCGCTCGACCTGGAGCTTGATCAGCTCAGCAATGCATACGAGACAATCCTCAGCACGAAGCGGTCCCCGACCGGAAACCTTCGCAGCCCGGCCAAGAAGGATGCTGTCTACAAGGCGCGTGAAGACCTGACCAACGCGCTTGTGTCCCCCTCGGTTATGCAGACGATCCCGGATGACGTGAAGCTTCAGATCATGATGCAGGCCAGCGATGACATGCGCAGGCTGAAGTTCAAGCCTGAAGAACTGGACGTAGTCTTGCAAGGTGACGGCGCGGTTCTCGCTCCGCTGTTTGAAGGCTACGGCGCCCTTTCGTGGTCGCCTGAACTGTGGTCGCACCTTGCGCGTCAGTATCCGACGCAGGCGGCGCACTCGCTCCAGTCGGCCTTGCGCAAGGCGGCTGATGAAGCGTTCCGCCGTGGCGATGCGACGGCAGGCCGGTATTACAAGCGTCTGCGTGGCGAAAGCGGCAAGGGTGGGCTTCTTGATACGCTGGAGCGCGCGGTCCCGAAATACAAGGAAACTCGCGTCCAGTTTGGCGATGCAAGCTCTGCCAAGGAAGCGCTCGACATTCTTGAGCGGTTCAAGGCTGCGGCTGCAAACGAAGGCGACGTTGCCAAGATTATCAAGGATATGGACGGACTGCCGCAGCGCCATCGCGAAATGGCGGAACAGCAGATCACCAGCATCATCCGTCAGGAACTCGCCCGCAAGGTCGAAAGCCCGCGCCTTGCAGAACTGGGCCAGACGGTTGCCCAGACGCCGAACCTCACAGCTCTCAGCCGTCAGGACTTCCTAAAGGCGCTTGAGGATGTGTTCGGACCTCGTGGCAAGGAACTGGCAGATTCGATCCGCTCATCACGGGCGCGCACCGACACGCTCACTGGCATTGCTCCGAAATACAATTCCCGCACAGAGCTGAACCGTCAGGACGTGCAGAACGCCCCGGCGTTGTACGAGGCCCCCGGCTCGCTTGAGGGCGGCATCGAGGATCGAATTGATCAGGGCGTCAAGCGCCTTGGAACGGTTGCAGGCGGTGCATCGCTCATTCCAGGCGGGCAGGGCGCGGCGATTGCGCTTGGCGTTGCTACGGCTGTGCAGGCTGCGATGAACGCAGCCCGTCGCGGCCGGCGGCTGTCAAATGCAGAACGCAACGCGCTCGTGGATTACCTGTTCAAGTCCCGCACGGCAGGTGATGCGGCTCCTGCTGCGGCTACGCGCGGCCCATCGATGGGTGACTATGCGCAGGCAATTGGCCGGGATGCTGTGATTGGCGCTGGTATCGGTGCGGTTGCCGATGGCGATCCGCTAAACAACGATCCGATGGCACTCATTGGCGGCGCTCTTGGTGGTGCGGCAGGCTATGGACGCGCTCGCTTCCGCAATGCGCGCTCGCTGATCAAGCCCCCGCCCGCCCCGCGTGGTGCAGGGCGCCCCAACCCGCCTCCCGCTGGCCCCGGTGTTGGCGGTCCCAATGCTCCCCGTCCTCTCCCCGGCCAGACCTCCAGCGCGTCTCCCGCAGTCACTGGCGCGGTTGTTGGCGGCATCGGCGGCGCTATGGCGGATCGTGAAGACCCTGCGCGTGGTGCGCTTCTGGGTGGCCTTGGTGGCGCTGCTCTTGGCAGTCGCTTTGGCAGGGGCGTCCAGCCTCCTAGGCCGCGTGTATCCCCGCCTCCTGTTGGTGGACCGCCCAAGCCTAGGGTATCCCCTCCCAAGGGACCGGGAACTCTATCCCGCATGGTCACAGGCGGGGCGATTGGCGGGCTCGCTGGTGGCGTAGCTGGCGAGGCAGATCCGCAGACCGCCGAGACGGCGCAGAAGATCGCAGACAACAAGGCGCTGACACAGGCCATCCTTGCGGACATCGCAAAGATTGAAGGCGACATGCGCGTCTATGAAGGCGGCGATCCGCTGGAGATGCAGAAGACGCTGAACCGTCGCAGCACGGATGGCTCGTTTATTCGGGAAGACGGCAATGTCGGCCCGGAAACGACTGCTGCAATTGGTAGAGACAAGACCGCAGCGATGGCGGCTCTCAAAGAGAAACGCGAGCGCCTGGCGCAATTGGAATTGACCGGCAAGGAACTAGAGCAGCAGGCCGCATTCGAGCGCACACGTCCTACCGAAGACCAGCAATTCATGCGCGACTATGCACCGCTTCTCGGCGGTATCGCAGGGGCTGCCGGCGCAAAGCTTGCCAGGATTGGTGGAACGACCGTGTCCAAGTTCACGGCCAAGTCTGCCATCAAGAAGGCAAATGCCCTTCTGAACACTGCTCCGATTTCACCTCCGGTAACCGCTGCTGATCGTGCCGCCATCAGAAAGCGCGTGGCGAACGTCAATGAGTTCTGGAAGCGAGGCGGCGCTAACCAGCCTGAAAATGTGAAACAGCTTCTTGGTATAGAGCCGAAAAGAAGCGTTCCGTTTGAGTCAAACCAAAAGGGCTTGTTGAGGGCGCGTCCGCTTGCGAAAGTCGTGCCTCCTGATGACCTGTTCCCTGACAGGTTCATTGGCCGCAAGCTGGGCGCGATGGATGCGCTCATTGGTGGAAGCGCTGCGACCGAGGCTGTTCTGGCAGCTCAGAACGCAGAGATGATTGCGGAGAAGCTGAAGACCGCTCGTGAGACGTTAGAAGACGACAAGACCGAAGCGAACATGGCTCGCGTTCAGGAACTGGAAGACCAGTATGCACAAGCCAAGGCGCTGATGATGTTGGGCATCGGCGCTGGGGTCGGCACGGGCCTTGGCGTTGCGTTCACGAAGTACGCCAGCAAGCGGGCCGATGTTCCGATGGCTGAACAGGAACTGGCGATCTTGCGTCAGTACCTTGCTAGCCAGAAGAAGCCGCCTGCAAAGCCACCCGCACGGAAGAAGAAGCCGACTACTCCGCCGCTTCCTCCATCTCGACCGAGACGACCGCCAAAGCCTCCAAACCCATAGAGGCGAGGAAAAGCGCAAGGGCAAGCCAACCCCACGCGCCACCGGCATAAAGGCTAAAGCCCGCTCCCACGAGCGCGCAGAATGCCAACAGCATGAAACCTACAGCAGCCATATCCTGCGCCTCCTAACCGGGGCGCAGACCCTAGCTGAAGTTATGCGCAAAACAAAAACCCCCGCCAGTTAAGGCGGGGGCATTGTTCTAGGCGACTTTCTTGTGTTTCCACCGCAGCTCAGCAAGTTGCCGAGCCGGATTTGCGACCGTCTGCTTCTTCAGATCCCGTGAAAACGTGTAGAGCGAGAACACGTTGAACACCGAGAGCCCGAAGGAGGCGACCCACAGCGCCCAATCAGGGGCGAGGTCTTTCCTTGCATCGAGCCATGCAAGCCCCTGATGGGTCATGCCAGCTTCGATCAGGACCAGGAAAACGCCAAGGACGACAGTCATCACAGCGGTGAAGCTGAAGCCCTTGTCCCTGCATTCTGCAAACCGGGTAACGCACCCGGACAGGATGAGGGAAACCGAGACCAGAACCGCTGTAAGCATAGCGGCCACGATCCATTCGACCGGATGGTCCGTAATGTTGCCCGCGAGGACAGCATCGGACCAGAACGACAAACCGCCAAATCCAATGGCGATCCACATCAGGCAATTGCTTGCCCACAGCGCGCGGTCTTGAGTAAGGTAGTTCATAGCGGGTGTCCTTTTCCCGTTAGGGGCCGGAGAACACGGTTGCTGCCGTGCCGGCCCCGATTAAATTTTCAAACATCTGACGCTTCACAGCGCATCCCAAACATACGCATTCGCGCGCTAAGCGGGAGGTAACGGCTCGACGTTACACGCGCCGCGCAAAATCACATCTGTGTGAACTGAATTAACAGCCGCATAGCGCACATGATGCGTGACGGCAATGGAGATACAAAGTGTCCCGAGACGGAAGTGGCGTTTATAGCAAGCCAGGTGGCACAACTGCCGTCACTGGCACTCCAGTTGGCAGCAGCGCGTACAACACTTTCTGCGACGACCTCGTCACAGATTTGAATGCGGCCAGACCCATTACGTCAGGCGGCACCGGCGCCACCACAGCATCAGGAGCCCGCTCCAATCTCGGTGTGTCTGCGACTGATGCGACCATCACGGCGATAGCTGCGCTGGATTTCTCTGCTGCTGGTTCGATGATGTTCTCGACGGCGGCTGATACGTTCTCGCTGCTGACGACGACAGCGGCGGGCAGGGCGCTTCTGGATGACGCGGATGCTGCGGCTCAAAGGGTCACACTTGGGCTAGTGATCGGGACGAACGTTCAGGCGTATGACGCCGACCTCACGACGTGGGCAGGCGTCACTCCCGGCACGGGCGTTGCGACTGCGCTTGCGGTCGCTGTGGGCTCCGCTGGTGCGGTTGTCGTCAATGGCGGGGCGCTGGGTACGCCTAGCTCTGGAACGCTCACCAGCGCCACTGGCTTGCCCATCAGCACGGGTGTCAGTGGCCTTGGCACGGGCATCGCCACGGCGCTTGCGATCAACACCGGATCGGCGGGCGCTCCCGTTCTGGTCAACGGCGCGCTGGGTACGCCATCGAGCGGCACGCTCACAAACGCGACGGGGCTTCCTGTTGGCGGCATCAGCGGTCTTGGCACGGGCGTTGCAACTTTCCTCGCCACGCCGTCGAGCGCGAACCTTGCGGCGGCGGTCACTGATGAAACCGGCTCTGGCGCGCTGTATTTCACGGGCGGCGCGCTTGGCACGCCATCATCTGCGACCCTCACGAACGCGACCGGCTTGCCCGTGTCGGGCATCACGGCATCGACATCGACGGCGCTGGGCGTGGGCTCCATCGAGCTTGGCCATGCGAGCGACACGACGCTGTCGCGTGTCTCTGCGGGTGTCGTCGCCATTGAAGGTGTGCAGGTCACGACCAACAGCGCGACCCAGACGTTGACGAACAAAACTCTCAGCTCTCCAACGCTGAGCGGGACGGTGGCTGGAGCTGCTTCGTGGTCGGGATTGCAAACGTTTTCTTCTCGCCTCGTTGCTGGCGGCACTTTCGATCCGATTTCAAACGTCAACGCAGCAATTGTTGTAAATGGCGCATACGGCGGCGGCATCCTTTTCCAAGACACCGGCTACGGCGGAATCTGGGCGACGGATTCCGGAGCAACTCTCAACTTCAAAACTGCCGGGACCGGAAGCGGATTCGGCGGCGCTACCGGCTTCATGCGACTTACGGCATCTGCGCTCACACTTGGTGGCGTCGCCGTCCCCACCATCTCCAGCACCGACACGTTGTCGAACAAGACGCTGAGCAGCCCGACCATCAGCGGAGGCACTATCACGCTTGCCGACGCCGTAAATATCGCTGTTGACGCAACCACTGGCACCAAGATTGGTACCGCGACCAGCCAGAAGATTGGGTTCTTTGACAAGACGCCTGTCGTGCAGCCCACCGCCGTTGCTGATGCGACGACCGCTGTTGATGTCATTACACAATTCAATGCGCTGCTTACCCGGATGCGTAACCTTGGCCTGATTGCCACGTAAGGATTTACAGCAATGACAACTGCATGGTCTTGGAAATTCCACACCGCCAAAGTCGCTGACGAGGACGGCCTCACGGACGTGCTCAAAAGCGTCGGATACCAACTCACCGGCACGCGCGGCGAAAAAGAGTTCGTCATCGGCGGCGAGACTGCGCTGGGCGCACCCGACCCGGCCAACTTCACCCCGTTCGCAAGCCTGACCGCAGAGCAGATGGTCGATATCCTCGGCGGCGCGGTCAACATCGAGGCGCTCAAGGCGCAGATCGATGCGTGGCACGACGAAGAAGTTAAGCCGCTGCCGTTTGGCGAGGAAGCCGCGTAATGAAACCCGAACGCAAGACGGCAGAACCAACCGCAATGGAGCGGCTGGCTCACGAGATGTGCGCGCTATTCTGGGAGCGCAAATGGCAACCGAGCATGGCGAACTTCCAGCCGCGCCCGTTTGTGGAATGGCACGGATCGTTCTTTAGCGCAGCCGGCACAACCCCATCAGGGCGCACATGCTCCATCGCCTGTCGAACAGCCGAGGAAGTCATCGCGTTTCTGGAAAGCGCGAGTGCTGTTCCGGCAGAGGCTCCCGCGCCGGTTGTCGAGCCCGTATCTTACAACAGTGGTAAGATAGCCGACGCTGAGCCTGTCATCAAGGAAGCGCCTGAGCCGGTCGAGCCTGAGCCGCCGCAGCCCGACCCCCGCGACGAAGCTCTCGCCGCAGCGGAGGCAGAGCTAGCCGCCCTGCGTGCGCGTGTCGCAGAACTGGAGCACCCTGAGCCCGCACAACTCCTGCCGCCGCCTGACACGCTGATGGCTGACTACGGCAACGTGGGCATGGATGATCTCACGGGCGACCTGTTGCTGGACGCTTTTGAGCAGGATGAATCCGAGACGGCTGCAATCGTCCAGACGCTGTCAGCGCTGCGTCTCAAACACCTCTCAGAACAACTGAACGTTGAGCGTGCGCGGCTGGATCGGGAACACCAGGCGACGGGCATCGCCAATCCTCGAAGCGCATCGATTGATCGTCTGCTTGGGCTGCTGACGAGGCGTGGCGAGGTCTGACCTTGAGGACTGGGGCAGGGCATGACGGAAGTATTTCATCGCGAGATCGCTGAGATCGAGCGGCAGCGCGATGCGTTTGCGCGTCTTGATCGCATCGGCAACGCTGAGCGCGATCTGGCTGTGTTGCGGACCCGCTTTGAAGCGGCGTTCGACACGTTTCTGAAAGAGCTTGAGCGATCCGTTTCGGGTGAAGACCTGAAGGAACTCAAGCGTGAATGGGAGATGGCCTTGCGTGACGCAATGAACGGCGTTTCGGATCTGGTGAAGACCGCGAACGATCAGCAATCAGCAGCAATCATCAGCCGTGTCGAGATGATGCTTCTGCACCAGCACGAGCGCGCTGCCGAGGAAAGCAAGCGCACACGGCAGGAGTTCATCCGCTACGTGGTCGGTTTCGCGCTGACCATCCTGAGTGCGCTGCTGATCTTCTGGATCACTGAACGCGCTTAGCGCAACACAGGGGCAGGGCATGGGCAAATTTCTAGATAGCTTTCTGACGTTTAAGAACGAGGCTGACTCGACACGTCGCTTCGCCTTGTTCGCAGTGATCATCATCACGCTGGGCCTTGCAAGCCTGAGCGTCACTGGCGTTGTGGCGACGGCTAAGTGGACATGGCTTTCGGCGCTTCCGGTAATTGCCTTGGTCTGCGCTGTCCTCGGCGCTGAGCTATTGGCCACTGTCGCCTTTATTCGCATGCTCACGGCATCGACGATGTCGAGAAAAATCGCCGGGGCTTTCATCTTCCTCGGCCTTGCTGCAATCGGCGTCCACAATGCTGAGAACGGAGCGAAGGTCGTCTGGCCAGAGCGCTTTGCGGAAAGCTCTGCATCACTGAACGCTAAGGCAGCGCTGGCCGGCGAAGAGGCCGCAACGCTTGGCGTGGCCCAGCAGGCGGCAATCAGCGGGACCGGCGCAGAGCTTGAGCGCGTGCGGACGCAGATCGCAGAACTACGCACTGAGCAGACCGTCATGGCATCGATGAGCCCTGAAGGCATCTCCAAGGCTCAAAGCCTCCTGCTCGCTCAGGGCCTCTACTTCGGCAGCGTGGACGGCATCAGGCGGGACAAGACCGAGAGCGCCATGCGTGCGCGAGGCGAAGCTATCCAAGGCGAACTGGCGACCCTCAAGGCGCGTGAGGATGGGCTCATGCAGGGGCAGGCGAGCCCGGTCCAGCAGGCCACATCCGACCGTCGCCTGTTGCAGATCCAGCAGGCCGATGCAGCTAACGCGGCATGGTGGGCATGGCTCTGGCTTATCATCATGCTGTGTACCCTAGAGGGCGCACGGTCCCTTTCGCTCTGGGCCTACATCACCGACATCTCATCGACCGACGCCAAGCGCGACCGCGAATGGACCGACGAGCTTGCAGCACTGCGTCACCAGCAGGAGCGGGCGAAAATCATCGCGGAAACGAACGCTGCGGTTGCCGCCTATTCGGCTCCAGCAGCCCCGCCTAGCGAGGCTGAGCCTGTCGCGGCTATCGAGCCTCCCCCGGAGCCAGACCCCACGCCAGAGCCCATCCCTGAGCCCGTAGTGGAGCCGCTGGTCCTGGTCGAGCCGGTTGCCGAGATGACGCCGCGGCAGAGAGCAGCGCGTCCGGGCGGGCTGGCAGCGCAGCACGAGCGCAGGGCCGCGAAGAAGGAGCGGCTTTTGGTGATCGGTCCAGTGTCCACGCTTGACACGATGCAGGCAGCGAAGGTGGCCGCAGAATGAAAGTCCGTAAGATCGTAGGAATTGACCTCGGAAGTAGCAACAGCAGCATCTCGCACTGGACCCCTCGTGGCCCGGAAATCATCAACGTGGACGGTCAACCGTTGCTCCCGTCTGTCGTGACCATCGTGCCAGCAGACGCGGTCGGTCCTGGCGAAAACCAAATCTTCGTTGGCCTAGACGGCATCGAGGCAGGCAAAAGATATCGGGACTATTGTTTCCGCCTGTTTAAGCGTCGCCTTGGCGAGATGTGGCACGACGACGAGGACACTGGCCATCAGACGGTCGGCTCTCCCGATGGGCTGTTGCATTATCAGGGACCAGACGGTCACACCTACAGCCCCGTCGAACTGTGCAGCATGGTAATCGAGAAGCTGCTGGATGCTGCGACCGCCAAGTTCAAAAACGAGCGGCCTGATGGCGCGGTTATCTGCGTTCCTGCCACCTTCACGCCTTCACAACGCAAAGCCGTGGAAGAGGCTGGCGCGATGGCTGGCCTTGCCTACGTGAAACTGATGGACGAGCCCACGGCGGCTGCTCTGGCCTATGGCTATGACTTCAAGAAGGTCCGTCGCATTGCCGTCCTCGACGTGGGGGGAGGCACTACTGACGTTTCAATAATCCAGACCGGGGCAGGGCTTGTCTCTGTGCTTGGAACAGGTGGGTCCAGCATAACGGGCGGCAGTGACGTGGACGCCATCCTTGGCCGGCACATCGTCAACCAGTGGGCGACTGAGCACGAAGGCACCGATATCGCAGTGGACGATAGCGCAATGACGCTCGTTCTCGGAGAGGCTGAGGAATCGAAGAAGCGCCTCAGCCGAAAAGTCAAAACCGAGTTCAGGATAAAGGACTTCGACCGCACGCCGGGCGGGGTCCAGCTTCACATGGACTACATCATCGATAGGCCACTGCTTGAGCATCTCGCGAAAGACCTTCTCACGAGGATGAAAGCGGCCTGCCAGATCGCCATCAGCGAAGCGCAGCGCAAGGACGCCAACTTCTCAGTGCGGGATCTGAATGACGTGGTGCTCGTGGGCGGTGGCACTAGGATGCCCGCTGTGCAGCACATGGCGCATCAGGTGTTTGGCCAAGAGGCAAAGACCGACATCGATCCTGAGATAGCTGTGGCCCTCGGCGCTGCGATCCGTGCAGCAGTCATCGAGGGGCGCAAGTCTGACCTGACTGTGCAGGACATCCTCAGCTACTCCGTAGCCATTGAGGTCTACGACAAGGTCGAGGGAGTGGCGTCCGTCATCATCCCCAGAGGCCAGCCTTATCCCAGCGAGAAAGAAACGGCGTTTGCGCTGACCAATCGTGAGGCGGGGCAAAGCGTGCTCCCGATCCGCATTGTGACGGGTGACCACGACCGCGCCGTGCTCTGCGAACTGCTGCACGCTGTGGACGTGGACATCGAGCCCGGCGACCCGCGCACGGCGCGTGTGCCTCTGACGATTGGCGTAAACGAACGCGGCCAGCCCTATGGGCGAGTTGGAGAAATCGAATGGGGGACAGCGTGAACGAGCATCACAGGCTGAACGATCACGGCCTCGACCTTCTCACCGAGTATGAGCGTGGACCGCAGGACGGCAGCGTCCCGCTATCACCGGGCGGCGCTGCACTTGAGCCCTACGTCTGTCCAGGCGACAAACTCACGATTGGTTACGGCTGCACCAAATGGTTCGGCGGCATGGAAGTCACGCCGACCGACAAGCTGGTTGATGAGGCAAGCGCGCGTGCGCTTCTTGCGGATCAGCTCGTGGAATACGAAGACGCGGTCAAGCGCTTGGTGCAAGTTCCGCTCAACAGCAATCAGTTCTCAGCGCTCGTCTGTTTCGCGTTCAACTGCGGGGTGGCGGGGCTGGGCGGGTCAACGCTGCTGAAACACGTAAACTCAAGCCGCTTCGACGATGCCGCAGACCAGTTCGGAGCGTGGCTCTATTCGACATCAGGCAAGCACAAGCAGGCGCTGCGGGGCTTGTTGAGGCGGCGCTATAGTGAGGCCCTGCTATTTATGGGCTACTCGTGGACCGTCGCTTGCGCGGACGATGCGATTGCAATGGTCCGTGAGCGTCCGCCCGGCAATGTCGGCACCGACAAGGTGTTAAGTCGGACCAGCTTTAAGGACGTGCTCGCTGTAGCGCAACGCTTTCCGCTTACCGAGGAACAGCCCGAACTCGTCCTCACAAACGCTGCGCCCGCGACCTCTGTGATTGAGGCGCGCGGTAAAGCGGATCAGCCGGTGGCGACCCCCCAAGCCCCGCCATCGGCTGTATCTGCTCCATCTTCTGTCGGTGGTTCCTCAGAAGCGGTGTCGGTCGCGCCAAAGGAAACTGTGGCTCCCCAGCCTCCTGCGGCGCGACCGGCTCCTGCTTCCGTGCCGGCAAAGGTCGAAGACAAGCCCGTCGCTGCGCCTCCGCTCCCGAAGGATGTCGCGCCAGCCGATCTGACCAACCCCAAGGACATGCTTCTCAGCAGGCGTGCATGGGGCCTTGCGGTTACGGCAGTCGGCACAACTCAGTTCGTCCCTCGCGGCGCTTCAGAGTGGCTGAACAACGAGGGCAACAGAGAGCTTCTCTCCTGGCTGATCGTCGTCATCGCGGGCGTGCTTCTGTACCAGTACGGAAAATACAAGGCCAAGAGGCCGCTCAAATGAACTTCGCAGCTATTGGCTCCAGCATCTTCGGGTTCCTCAAGCGGATCCCCGATTGGGTGATCTGGGCTCTCGGCGTGATCATCTTCCTGAAGTTCGTGGACATGCGTGCTGAGCATCGCGGGCGCAAGGAAGAGGGTGCCAAGCGCGACAAGGAAGCCGCCGAAGTCGAGCGTGAAGTTGTCACCAACATTCAGGAGAATACCGATGCAGTCATTGCTGAGGCTGACGCTGTGCGTGAGCATACCTCTGTTAGCGTCTTGCCAGACGGACGCGCGACCCTCGCGGACGCTCATTACCGCGACTGAAGGGGCTGTCTGGAAAGAGGCGCTCTGCTCCACCGGCAAGGCAATTCTGATCTCGCGAAACGACATTCTCACGGTCGAGACCGCAGAGCAGATCGGGGACCACAATTCGGTTCTCTGGTGCGCTTGCCCTGAGAAGCGACCCGCCAGCTTCAACGCTTCAATCTGCAAAGTTTAAGTTTACCCCGCGCTTCGGCGCATTTTCGCAAGGAGACTAACCGCCGTGGCTACTACTCAAATCTCTGTCCCAGACATCGACGCGAAGCTGATGTGGCGCAAGCTCAGGGCATTGCTCTGGTGCATCCTCGTGGCCCTCGCTGTCACGTCGATCATCCTGCCGACCTTTGAGCCGATTCCGTTTCTCACCGGCCTGAAGAATTGGATCATCCTGATCGCTGTCGGCGTTGTCGCTTGGCCGTACTTTGCGCGCCGCTTCAACGTCTAGAACCATCCGCATACCGCTATCCCCGGTCACTCTGGCGGCGCTTGCCGTCGTAGTGGCCGGGGCTGTTGGCTCCACCATCTGGTTTGCCGGGATGGCTCAGGATTGCCACGCGAGATGGCGTGACAGCGGGCTCCAGACCGACTTCCGCGATGGCGCTTGTCTGGTCGAAGCTGGCGGTCGCTGGTATCCCGCCCACAGCATCCGCATCCACGTCAGGAAGCCGGGCTAGCGTCTGTCGGCTTCTGAAGCTGGCGACGGCAGGGCGGGATCCACTTGAATGACGTTCCCTTCGACCATCCGCGCTTCCACACAATCCACGCATAGGACGTTGCGGTCGAGGCATCGGGATCATGCCTGCCCTTGACCATAGGGACACGCTCCACAAATTGCGCGACGATGGCTGGGGGGTGAGGCTTGAACAGGGTCTCATGCCGATCCTGGCCCTCCAGAAAGCTGGTGCGGACCAGCATGGCGACCATGTTGCTGATGCCCAAGGCGCGTATCGTGAATTGTGCGGCAAGCTTGAAAGGCGGATTCGTAATGATCCAATCGGCCTTCGGGTCGTCCGTATGGGGTATCAGGAAGTCCCTGACGAGCTGATGCCCATCCCATCCATAGTTGTGGATGTCGCTGGTGATGACCTCCCCGAAGTATTCCGCCAGCGGTTTGGCCATGTAGCCTCGGTTGCAGGCCGGTTCCCAGCACGTCAGGTTCTGAACCTGCTTCGGACCGATGACGTGCTCGATCAGGGCGCGGACGGCCCAAGGGGGCGTAGGGAAATCATCGCGGCTGTCTAGCGGCTCGCTCCGCTGCTGCATGACAGCGTGGCTGGTGTTCTGCGCCATCATTTACCTCTCAAGAGCGGTGATGGGGCGGGCTTGAACCAATTTAGCTCGGCGCGCACATTAGCCCCCACAATCCAGTGGTTCGGGCTGCGTAAGCTATTGATCTGCAACGCAGACTGACCGGAACCTAAAACCAGTGCGTCTACCAATTCCGCCACACCCGCACGGTGTTTTCCCGTTTTTAGGGGGAATATTGGGGGAACATGGGGATTAGCAGGGAACGCGGTCCCCGCAAACACCCCCGCAATAGGTTCATCGCCCGTTCTCATGACGCCTTGTCCTGCTTGGCCGGCGCGGGCTCTGAGCCGAACAGGCCGCTGCGCACATCGTCTTCCGAGGCATGGGCATAGCGTGCCGTCGTGGCGATGTTCTCGTGGCCTAGAAGACGCTTTGCGCCTGCGAGGCTACCCGTGCGCCGCACGTACTGTGTAGCCGCATGGTGGCGCAGATCATGGGCAGGGCGGGCGTCCTTGATGCCCAGATCGTCCAGCGTGTCGGCCATGTAGTGCTGGAAGCTGCTGGGCGAGAGTTCGTGGATTGAGCCCTGATTGTCCTCCCAGAACCAGACATAGCGCAGGCGGGCTTTGGTGGCCCGTCCAGAGCGTGCGGCGAGGTCGCGCGCCCATGCCTCATTGATCGGGATTGTATGCCAGTCCCCGCCCTTGCGCTTGCGCAGGGAGATGCGGCGCCCGTCCACGTCGAGGCAGTCCAGCGGGAACCATGCTTCACGCAGCCTGACGCCAAAAGTCGCTATGAAATCGAACACGGCCAGATGATGCGGGACGCCTGCCAGCTTGGCGCGGATGGCTGTCATCTCGGCGGCAGTAAACTCCCTGACGCGTCCCTTTGGTTCCGGCAGGCGCAGGGCTGACCAGTCGATTTCAGGCATACCCTGCACCCGCATGATGCGCCTGGCGTAGTTCAGGATGGGCCGCAGGGTGTCGATGATGTCCCGGTTCGCGGTCGATGGCGTGGTCAGTCGGCCATTGTGGGTGACTTCTCCGCGCCGCTTGGACATGGCCCTTTCAACGTCGGGCGTGTCGATCAGGCGGGCGGGGATGGAGAAGTCTAGGCAACGCCGCAGGATTTCCAGCCGGATTGCCACGGTGCTTGCAGATCGCAGGTGCTGGCCTCGTGCCGTCCACCATGCGACCGAGGCGTCCGTCAGAGTGACGGTTCCTTTTGTTTCACCCAAGGTAAGCTGGTCACGTCGGCGCTCGTATTCTCGCTGTTCGACCTTCCGCGCCTTGGGTTTTTCCGTCTGGCGTGTGGTCCCGCGATAACGTTCGCCGCCGATTTCGAACTCGTAATGCCAGATACGTCCTCGTCTGGTGAGTGACACGGTAGCCCTCGCACGTATTCTGCAACGTCTTCCGGCCTGAACCGGACGCTGCGCTCGCCCATTATCACGCGCCGCAGCTTGCCCGATTTCACGAGCTTGCGCACGGTTTTGCGATCCTTGACCTTAAGGATCTGTGCAACCTCGGTTGTTGTCAGGAGCGCTGTCACGGCTTCCGCCCCGCCGGCCACAGCCAGACTGCCAGAAACAGCGCCACACCCACAGCAGCCATCGGCGCGGCGAGCATCACGGCGTTATAGAGGCGTTCGGCTTCGTCGGGGGTCATGGCTGGTGCTCCAGCGCCGCGCGCGACGGGTGGCCCCAAATTGCTTTCAGCATCTCATCCGCAGAAACTATGGTGTGCGGGTGACGCCGTTCGGGGTTTGACCATCTGGCTGCGGTTTGCGCGAAACTCTCAATCTCCCTAAGCCTCTTGTTCTCAGCGTCCATCTCGGAGAGGCGGGCGGCGGCGGCGCGGAGGCGCTTTGCAGCAAGGTGATATTCTCCAGCGTCTTCGTAGTTGGCCATCGCCTCCAGCCGCTCCACCAGTTCTTGCGTCGTCATCATGCCACGCCCCGATAGTAATCAATCGCCATCTGCTTGGCGTCATCGAGGGTTTGCGCTGTCCACGTTCCGCGCTCCTCGTTGTAGGCGAGATGCCCCGGCCCAACGGTTTCACCGATGCCGTGCCCGTGGATTGCGCGATGGCTCCAGCCGTACCATTTCTGCTCGCGCTCGCTGAAGCCGATGCAGCACGAGTAGGCGTTTGGCGTGATGCGCTCCGGTACAATGCCGTGCTCATCCAGAAAGGCTTGGAAGCCTTCGCCCAGACCATGATAGTGTGGGTCTGCCATCGCCTTGGCGACGTGCTCATCCAGAAAGGCTTGGAAGCCTTCGGCCAGACCATGATAGTGTGGGTCTGCCATCGCCTTGGCGAGATGCTCTGCCATCATGGCTTCCATCTCATTGTCCTCTTGCGTCGTCACGGCTGCTCCCCCTGTGTAAGCGCCGCGCGGTCTTGCAGAACGTTGAGCGTGTTGCTCCATGCGTAGCTGATGCGCCGCTGCCATAGGTCGCGGATACGCTCGACATCGCCATTTTCCTTGGCGTCGATCCAGCCTTCAAACATCGCGGCGTTGAAGCAGTCATCGACGTACTGAAGCTCCTCCCTAAGCCTCTTGTTCTCAGCGTACATCTCGGAGAGGCGGGATGCGGCTTCCTTGAGCGGCCATGTTGGGATGCGCCCGCCCGCCTCGGACGTGCAATGTCTTGAGCTTTCGGCCACGGCCAGCAGCACTTCGGACAGAGTTTTGCACTCGTAGTCCCGGCAAAACTGTAGCAGTTCGGCTTGCGTCGTCACGTTTGGGGCTCCTGCGCTGGAAAAAAGACGGGGCCGAGATAGGTGATGCCGATAGCTTCAACCCATCCGGCAAACTCGATCATGTGTTTCGCGGCGACAGTCTCCGCGACATCGCGCGACGGCCACTCCATGACAGCGAACCACTCGCCAGCCTTGTTGACTGCGCCGTTGGCGAAAACCGCGTCATGAACCGAATGGAATTTGTTCTTCCAATGCCCTTTCGGGATGACGCTAAGCTTCTCGCGTGTCTCTGTGTCAGCATTAGTCACGTCTGCTTCTCCTTTGTAAGTGCGCGCGATCGATATGAGCAGATCGCGGAAGGCCTGGGGCGTTGCCGAACGCTCTGCCGTTGGAAGCTGCGGGCGCTTCTGATCGAAAAACCCGATTTGGTGAGAACCTCGAGCATCGGCCCAATCTAGACCGGGCGGTGAGGGATGGCAGGCTAACAGCCAAGTCCGCTTGCGAGCGCGATGCCCATAGGCGGCTTGATTGACCTCTGTGACCCAATCGCCATCAATCGTCCGCTGCCAGTGACCGGCTCGAGGTTCTGGAATGCCGTGCATCTTGAATGCGCGCGTTTCTGCCGGATGCTTTAGAACACCGCCCCAGCGCCGCACAGCAGCGAGCGCTGACGCAAAGCAGCCACCATCCTGGTTGATGACGTAGCCCCAGCGCTTCGCGTTCACCGCTGAAAGCTGATGCCAACGGTCGCAAGGCGGATGCGCCACGACAGGGTGCGGGCCGCCATACAGCCTGGCGTCCCGTTCTTCGTCCCACGGGTCAACGCCCGGCAGGTTGAAATAGGCCCCTCCTGTTTCGACGTAGAGGGCTGCGACGGTCAGCATCACCCCGCATCCTCCACCCGCATCCGCTTGAACCGCGCCAGCGTCAGTTGCGCATCGAGCGGGCCGTTATGGCGGCGCACATCAATCTGAAATCCTGGCGTCCGCTCGCAAGTACACGCAGCCGCGCGATCCTCTGCGTCGGTGACGTAGGCGTCGATGCGCGCGACGGTGGAGACGCGGATAGCTGCTATGGCGTCGGGGATGCCGCCATAGTGGCGGGCGAGGATGCGGGCGCACTCGGCGCGAAGGTCGGTGACGATGTCGGTCACTTGGTTTCTCCTGTTGCGGCGGCGATGGCGGCGAGCGCGAGCTTTGACATTTCTTCGGCGGTCATCACGGGATGGCCGTAGCCAGCCGGGACGCCCTCACTGAACTCGATTTCGCAAGTTGCGATTTGGCGCAGCGTCACGAGCAGTTTCTGGTTTTGCTCAAGCAAATCATTCCGTGCGCTGATGAAATATTTTAAGCCACTGACACGATCAAAGAGACGCCATACAGCGCCCTCAAGCCGCGCGATGTCAGCTTGGTTTGCGCCTGCATGAATGGCGTCAACAATCTCAGCTTTGGTAGCTCCAAAGTCGGTCAATTCTTCGATGTTCACGGCACATCATCCCAATCTACCAGATCAAGCGGGTGGCGGGGCGTCAGCAGGGCGAGCAGTCCGAGGAACAGCGCGGTCATGCGTCACCCGATGGCTTCACTCGCGAAGCGCGCATCTCGCACTTGGCAACGACTACGTTCGACGCTTGCGGCTCGACGTAGATGCGACCACCGGAGCGAATGGACACGCCGATTGGCGTCTCGCGCTTCCATGTGTTTTCGTATTCAAAGTTCACTTCGATGCATTCCTCGCGGAACTTGCCGATCTGAAAGCGAACCGTTGACCTGTCTGGCAATGCGGTGTCGGGCTGGCCGTATCCGATAATGCGAATAGGCGTTTCGGCTGTTGCCTGTGTCTCGTATTCTGTGAGACGTGCGCAAACGTCCCTGTAACGGCCTTCAAGCAGGGTAACGCTGTCGCGTATCCACTTGGGCAGCTTGTCGAAACGCTCGTCTACGCTGGCAGGGAGCATCACGCGCGCTCCATCATGCGCTCGTCGCGGGCGATGTCGGCGCGGTAGTCAGCCTCAGCCTCACGCGCATCGCCGACGAACACCTCGTAAGCGCGCCATGCGTTCGCGTTGATCTCCGCACGCTCAACAGCCGTGGACACGGAAGCGGGGAGCGCTTCGTATGCGGATGCCGTGAACAGGTCGCACTCAAGGGCGGGCATCTCGCCAGCGAGGCTTTCCACCATCGCGTCAAACACACGGCGGACCTTGCGGGCTCCAAGAGCGTGGTAGGCGTCGTCAATCGCCATCAGAAGCGACTGGCCAGCCTTGTGCCCGGCTTCGCAGATCGCGTCGGCTTGTTGTTCGTGGGTCATGTCGTGCTCCTTTGTTGTCCCCACACTACACGCAATCTATCATATTGCAAGCCCTATTTGCGATGGCGTGCAATTATTTTCGCTCGGTCTTGCCGTTCATCTTGCGGCGCAGGGTGGTGGAGAAGCCGCGCGAGGGTATGGATTTCTTGACGCGGGGCTTGTTCTCGCCCCTTATTCTGCGGCCCTTTTTGGCCTCGCGGTTATCGTCGCGGGACTTAACCGCATGGCATGGCGGGCACAAAAGCTGAAGATTGTTGTAGTCGGTTTTGCCTAGCGCATCATGCCTATGCATATGATCCCGTTCAAAGCCTGAGCGGGCTAGATCGCAGCCGCACTTTGCGCACAGGCTGCGCTGCGCTGCGTATCTCTTGATGACGTCTCCAGGCTTGAAAGCGCGGCGCTTCTCAGGCTTGGGAAGGTCAGCCATCACCGCACCTTCTCGGCTGCGCGAATGCTGCTCTGTTCCGTGCGCCACATGTCGATTATTGCGCTGGCCGCAGACAGGCGGTTGCGCCACATGTAGTCCATTTCGCGGCAGGCTTTGACCTGCTCAAGATGGTCAGCGTATCGATCATCAGCACGCGCAACCATCTCCTTTGCTGCTGCGCTTTTCTCGTCGCTTTCCAGCATCAGCCTTGCCAGAACGGTCTTAGTCAGATCGTCCATGTGCTCGGCAGCGGCGCGGGCCTTGGACGCTTCCTGGTGCGGATCGGTCAGGTAGCGTAGGGCCTGCTCAAGCATCTTGTCCGTGACCATCAGAGAACCCGTTCCTCGACAATCTCAACGCCGGGGATTTCAATGGCCGCGCCTTTGGCATGGCGGATGTCCGCATTCGCCAACTTCTCCAGCGTGGCCCGCAGGTCGCCGCTGTTGAGGTAGTGCATCGCCAGCGCCTGCCAATCCGTCACCTTGGCGCTGCGCTTCGTCTTGAGCGACGTTGCAGCAAACCCGCCAGCGGCAGAGGACACGCGAGAGGCGGCAAGCGCCTGGCCCTCGGCAACCTTGGCCTCAACGTGCGCAGCCATGACGTCCACGACAGGCGCAGTCGCTGCAAGGAACGGATCATCCTCCGGTTCTTCCGCAGCCTTGGCGGCGAGGCGTTCGGCTTCCTCCAGCTTGCGCCGGGCTTCCTCGGCAATGCGCTTGGCTTCGCGTTCGCGGGCATCGAGGAAGGCGGCGAGCTTCTGTTTCAGGCCCTTGATGATCTTGTCGCATTCCTCAATCAGCGGCTTGTATGCGCCGTCGATCTGCCGGCCAGCCTCAAGGTGCGGACGTTTCTTGTCGTCGCGTGTAGCGTCGATCTCCTTCGCCAGCTTGCCGCCATAGCCAACATGATCGCGGACAAATTGCGCATTCGCCTCGGTGATTTCGGTGACGGTGTCGGCATCGGCTTTGAAGCGCGCCAGCATCTCCCGATAGGCTTCGACGTCGTCGGCCTTGTTGTGTCCCATGTTACCTTGCATCTTCAAGTTCTCCTTCAGCTTCAGCGCTGGCTTGTTCGGCGTATTGCAGGCCTTCCATCAGTTCCGTGTAGGACTTGCGGATTTCGGCCTGCCAATCTTTCGGCTGGAGCTTTACGCGCTCGGCGTTCATCTTGCCCCATTGCTTCAGTTCGTGGGTGGATGTGACACGGCGCATTTCCTCGACCATCACGCCATAATCTGCGCGGGCATCGCCCTTGCTCATGGTTTGAGTAGGCGCAGGCGCAGGGGTATGCGATGGAGCTGCCTCCCCGCGAATTTCATGATGGGACGCGTCGGCATCGTTGTCGCCTTCGGTGGGAATGCAGAACGTCTGCATCGCCATGTATTTGTAAGCGGCGCTCATGGCCTTGTTTGTGGCCTTGTCGGCGCTGTCCATCGCTTCGCCCCAAGTGCAGGCGGTGATCTTGGAGCCGTCAGTTGCGCAGACGATGTCGAACTCGACCTGGACGACGACATAGAACAGAATGCCGCCCTTCTGCGTCGTCTGTTCTGTCTTCTCCCGTGTCAGGACGCGGGGAACGATGATAAGGTGATGCCGCGCAAGCAAAGGCGCTAGGGCGTTATAGACATCATCGATGCCGCGAAAGGCATAACCTTGTTGCTGGTTGCGCCGACCCTTCGCAATCCCCTCCCTGCCAACGTCCTGCATTACGGCGGCGATCGCTTGATAAACGGCGGGTAGGGCAATCGTGTCTGTCATCGCTAGGCTCCTTGTGCGCCGATACTATGCCCCGTCGTCTATCATCCTGCAAGCTATCTTTGCGCTAGACATGCGCCCGCTTTCATGGCAGACGTCAGCGTATGGACGAGAAGACATTCGCACGCGCATTAGGCAATCCGCAGCAACTCGCGGCAGACATCGGCACAACCGCTGACATGATCTATGTCTGGCGTCAGCGTCGGACGGTTCCCGCCAAATGGGTAGCCAAGGTGAGCCATGCAACAGGTGTTCCGCCCCATGACATGCGGCCGGATATCTTTATGAAGCCGTCGCGCAAGGTAAGCGCATGAGCGAGCTGATTGACCGCGCCGATGAAATTCGCGGCCTTGCCCAGAAATGCAAGACCATCAACGATCTGGCAAAGCTCATGGGCTGGTCAATGGAAATCACGCGTCATGCCAACCAAGTTCTAAGCCTTGGCCTGTCAGACGCAAAGCTTCAGGCCGGTAAGCGCATAGAAGCGCGATCTGTACCGAAACCCGTCAAAAAGCAGGGCGGCAAATGATCGAGCAGCAAGCCCCTGATGATCTGCCGTTGTTCCAGTTTGGTGGCCGCACGTTCGACGTGACGCTCGATATGGAGCGCCTGAGCGCGCAGCAACTGCGCGTCATGGCCGCAATGGCCGATGGCAAATGGCGCACGCTGGAAGAAGCCCAGACGCGCATCAAAGCCCTGTTCGGCAAGCGAGATCCTGAAGCCAGCATCAGCGCCCGCTTGAGGGACATAAGAAAATTCTGGGGCGAAGAGGCTATGGAAAGCCGCAGGCGCGTCGAAGACGGCGTCGATGGCCTTTGGGAGTATCGTTCCAATGCGGTGCTGGGGGAGGCGACGTGAGCCGCTTCGCAGCCGTCCCAACCGCCGCGCTTGATGACGAGCGCCTGGAAGCCCTCCACATCCGCGTCCTGACAGCCGTGTGCAGCTATGCTGACAAGGATGGCTGGTGCCGGGTAGGGCAGGACAAGATCGCGCTCCGCGCCCGCACAAACGCCGCCCGCGTGTCTCAGTGCATCAAGGACCTATCCGATTGGGGCTGGATGCGGCGCCAGCGCGTCGGGAAAATGAAGGTAAACATCTATCAGGTTCTGATGGACTGCGAGGCCGATCCGGCCATCGATTTACCAGCAGAACAAATTGCCGACACGGCAAGTCACACTTGCCCACCCAGCAAATCACATTTGCCCACCGAGCAAGTCACACTTGCTCCCACGGCAAATCCTATAGGAACACCGTTCTTTAACACCGTTCTTAACACAGCCGACGCCGTCTCAGGCGCGCTGACGCGGGAACAATTTGTAGCCATCGCGGATCGCATCTTCGCAGTCTGCGGACCGGGTCTTGTCGATCCGACGAAAAGCGCAACGCCAATTCAAAAGCTGTCTGGTCGCCTCGCAGCATGGCTGACGCGGTATGACTTGGAACTCGACATCCTCCCGGTCCTTGCATCGAAAACCGCTCATAAGCGCGCCGGCAAGCCGGTCTACGACCCGACAATTTTCGAGGACGACATCGCGGCCCATCACGCCGCGCGCAATCGCCCGCTCCCAACACTGGAGATCATCAATGGCGGACACGAGCGTTCCAGCCCTGCTGGACGAGGCCAAGCCTATCGAGGTCGAGGACCGTCTGAGGACATTCTTGACCGAGCACTCGCTAACGTGGGCAGACGACAGGCTGGTTCCGACATCATCGAGCATACCGGACCGACGCTCGCTCGCACCGTTGCGGGAGGCGTTTGACCTCGCATGCCAGCCAGCAGACCCGGACCTCATCAAAGCATGGTTGAGCGTCCTCTGGATTTCCACAAAGAAGCAATCCGGCATGGCGGACCTGCGCACGGACAACGTGCTGAGGGTCTACGTCGCGGCTCTCAGCAAGTACCCGGCAGACCTCGTGGAGCAGGCGATTGCAACGTGGGCGGAAGTGCCGAAGCCGCGCGATGCCCATCACTGGTGGCCCGCTGCGGGCGAGTTGGTGGACGCCATTCGTGGCCCCTCGGAAACGCGCCGAATGATCCGAAACGGTTTGATGGAGTGGGACATGGATAAGGGCAAGCACACGCGCCTGTCGCAGCTTTACCGCGAACTTGCTGTGCTGGAGGGCGGGGATTTTACCTTCGCGGTGCGTCACCTGTTGGATGCCGACCGCGAAGAGCAGATCGAAGGGCTGCGCCGCGAGCAGGATCGCGTGCGCCGCGAGATTTTCCAGATTGAAGGGCCGAACACATTCGCCAGAGCAGCAGGGCAGGACTAACGATCATGACGACCTACAGAGCCACAATCGCAGAAGTTCAGACAGTCGTTGCGGAGATCCACGCTATCCCGCGTGAGGCTCTCAAGAGCGGATGCCGCAAGCGGGTCTGGGCCTGGCCGCGTCAGGAAGCCATGAAGCTGGCGCGCGAGTTGACCGGCCAGAGCTACCCCCAGATCGCGTGGCATTTCGGGGACCGGGATCATACCACGGTCCTGTACGCCGACCGCAAGATACGGGCGCGTGAGGAAACGGACCATCGCCTTGCCGCTCGTCTGGCTGAGTGCCGCGCCCGTATTGCAGACCTCGTCTCACAGCGCATCGGAAAGCTGCTCTCCGTGCCGGCGGGTGCATCCTCAGACTGGACCCCGCTGCCTCCGATGAAGAAGCAAGGTACTACTCCTTCATTTCGTGAGACTGTCATCGACGAAATCCTCGATGAGATTGATAGCCTCAATGTTCATGATCTCGATGCCTTTTTACGCGAGCTGGGTGAAGATCCCGGCGCGGTCCTTGAAGCGGGCAAAGCCGTTTGCAAAGGCGCAATCGCGGAAGAGAAATTGGCGCGGCTGCGCAACGCACAGCGAGAGCTGAAATCAAACAAGACGATGAATGCCGCGGCTTTGTTGTCCTTGGATCCGGATCGCAAGCGAGAGGTATTCGAGAGAATAAGGCAACGCAGCGAAACCTCGGGCGAAATGACGCTCGCTGCACGCAATAAGCGGATAGAAAAGGGACGCCCAAGCGCATCGCCACGGCAATTGATCAAGCCGAATGGCTGGATTTAGGCGGGGAGATTGCTGCGTGACCGCCTGGACCGAGGACGCCATCCGTTCCAAAGGCCTAACGATCCGCGCGAACGGTGGGGTCAAGCCTGCTGCTGACGTGGTGCGTGTTGAAATCCCGCTCCCGCCAAGCGTCAACACGGCGTGGCGGAACGTGGTCGGCAAAGGTCGTGTTCGCAGCCCTGAATACCGCCGCTGGCACAAGCTCGCATACGACGAGCTGATGCTCCAGAAGCCGGGCCGTGTCGTCGGCAGGTTCGCGGCGCTGATCACCATAGGCAGGATCAACCGGCGCTGCGATATCGACAACAGAATTAAACCAATCCTCGACCTCTTGAAGGGCGACGTGATCGAAGACGACAGCATGTGCGAGCGTGTCTCTGCCGGCTGGTCGGACACCATCGAGAGCGGGCGCGTGGTGGTCGAGATACGGAGGGCCGCATGACCCTCTGCACCGGAAGCGGTTCACTCCCCCAGCACATCTACTGCCACGTAGAGCGCAGCTTCGTCCGCACTGGCGAGCAGACCGGCACAGAGCCCTGCGTGTGGTTCGGCCTTCGCGCTTATGCAGGCCGCGCATGGGGCTGTCATGTGCTCTTGGAATGCGGGGCTGTCGTGCGTGATCTGCCGCTCCACGCGCTGGCCCAGCACGCTGACGCCGAGCCGTGGACGCTTGAGCAAAGCCAGCATTGGGACTGCTACGGCGACCAGTTCAGCCTCGTCCGCTACACCTATCTGAGCGGCCTAGAGGCGCGCGTGAAATGCGCTCGCGAGGAGCATATGGGCGAGTATCTTTTCACCGCTTGTCCGATGCACGATGGTTTTAGCGCTCAGCCAGCGCAGAGCAAAGAGTTTATGTTCCTAGCGCTTCGGAATGGCCGCTTCTGCGCCCAGCCAACGAACAGGGTTTTGTTCATCGAGCGCAGCTTCACCGAAGGCCAAGCCTGGCCGACCGACATTCAACGCCAGAGCGAGGTCTGGTCCTGTGAGAGCGCGCCAGACCTTGAGCAGCCAGGCATCGAACTCGTGAGGGGCGTGGCATGAGCGAAGAAACGTACTGCCCGTTCTGCACCAAGCCCGTGAAAGGTGCCATCGGCCTAGCTGCGCACTGTCATCAGGCTCACCGTGACGCGATGCGCCAGCTACGGCTGATCGCGCCGCACATGCCCAAAGAACAATGGGAATACGAACGCGATTTGCTGCGGGAAGAAATTGCGCTGCTCAAGCGCGAGGTGTTTGGCTCCGATTGGATGCCGCCGCTGGAGCTTGGGCTGACATCCGGACAGCAGGCAATCGTCGCGGCGATGGTAGCGAATGATCGCGTCCTGCCAGAGCAATTTCTTTTCGAGGCTTCGCGCGTCCGTAACAGCTTCGCGGAGGAGCTGAAAAGCAAGCTCATCTGCGTGATGGTTTCTCACATTCGAAAAAAGCTTCGGCCCTTTGGCCTGGAGATCCGCACCGTCTACGGGCGCGGCTATTGCCTAGCGCCTGAGACGCGCCATCGCCTGTTGAACTGGCATGACGTAACTATGCGGCGCACTCGCACACGCCCCAAGCGCCCCAAGCGCCATGAAGAACGGAGGGCTGCTTAGATGTCATCAGTATACTGCGGAAAACCGCGTCTCGTGGAGCCTTGGAGCGCCAAGCGCAAAGGTCCGAACCTAGCGTGCCGCAAGGTGTCGTATCGCGATGGTGACGCCTACGAATGCGGACACGCGACGGATGGCAAGACGTACTGCCCATCGTGCGCTGCAAAGCTCTTGAAGCTGACCGACCGCAAGCCGCCAGAGCAGCCCGCGCCCAAGCCATACGCCTGGAGCAACGATCAACTAATTCCGCGCAAGCGGGCGTAGCGTTTCATACAATCAGAGGGACCACACATGACACTGCTTGAAGAACTGAAAGAGCGCTTAAACTCTGCGGATGAGTTGATCCGTGAGATCGACGGGGACATCCGCGACAGCGAGCAGCATCGCGAGCGGATTGTCAGCGGCAGGCTTGATCTGCTCAACGCCATCGCAGCGCTTGAGCCTGTGCCGGCAGACGAGCAGTCAGAGCTGTTCGAAGCAGAGCAGGAAGCCGCCAGCGAACAGTTAGAAGCAGACCACGCTCTGCCGCCCGCTGTGGACGACGTGGTGGCAGAAGAACCGTCAGGACTGTTCGAAGCCCAGCCCGTCGAAGAAGCCCCCGCGCTGAACGCCGACATGCAGGACGAGCGGGAGCAGCCTGTCGAGGGCTACGCACCCGTGACCAACCCGGAAGCTGATCAGGTGGTCAGCGCCATGAGTTGGTACTCACCGAAAGAGATAGCTGAGCGCCACAAGGTGGATGTGTTCGCTTTGTTCAGGCGCGAAAAGGAAGATGCCTGATGTGGATAGAGCAGGGCTTTTGGATTTCCGCCGCGATGCTGGTCGTGTGCCTCGTTCTCGCATGGGTCTGGCCTAGGAGGGACACATGAGTTGGGAAGGCTGGACGTTACTCGGCTTGCTCGTCGCAAGTGTCACGGGCGGGCTGATCCTCTGGACTATGCACGGCAGCAAGGGAGGGCATGACACATGAGAATTGCCGGACTGGGCATACTGATCCTCGTGGTTCTGTTCCTGTTTGTCATCCCTCAGGGCCTGAACGTGATCCTTTCAGCCTTCGGGCTGCTGGCCTTGGCGCTGCTTGCGGTTGGATCAATCGGACAAGATCGGGGACGGCGATGACTGCGACAGCAGAAAACGATTTATCCTGGTACGCTCTGCGCGTGATCAGCCAACGCGAGGACATGGTCAAAAAGCACCTGATCAATCGCGGGCATAAGGCCTTCATCAAGACTGAGCGCCGCTTCGGCAAATGGATAAATGGCAAGCGCTCCGACAAGGAATATGTTGCGGCGCCGTCCTATGTTTTCTTAGGCATCGCGGGCAATCCTTGGATGGAAGTTCACCGCAACCATTTGATCCGCAACGTAGTCTCCCTCTGTGGCAGACCCGTGCTGCTTGATCCTGTCGCTTTGGCTGACTTTCTTGGCTTTGATGATTTCGACATGCCTGATTACATGCGCTACTTTCATGAAGCGCCTTTTGCCATCGGGGACATGGTCAAGATCGACAGCCGAAGCTTTGATGGTTTTGAGCTGAAGGTGCGCGACATTCAACGCGGCGAGGCGATCTTCTCGCTTGTGATGATGGGTCGCGAAACAGAGGCCCGCTTCCCCGTGTCTCAGTGTTACAAAGCCGAGGCGGCATGAACCCCTAGGGGTTGTGTCCTCGCGCAAAGCAAGGCACAAATGAGGCGTGGGCTGTCTAGGGGCTAGCTGCCTCTACGCGATTATTCGGTAACGCCCATCCGGCATCCGGGGTCGATTGGCTCTGGTCTAAGTCCCGCCGTAAGGTCGTTTTTACGGCCCTACCTCAAGCCATGTCCAAAATCGGAGAGGGGGCTCTCCATGCTCAACATCGGAGACTTCGCGCTTATCCTATTGGCGCTGGCCGGCGCGGTTGCGGTCGGCGGCTACTGGTTCAGCAAAAGCCGCCTTGAGCCCATAGGGATCGTTCGGTGTAACGAGTGGACGGACGAGAAGGTCCGTCAGGCCGTCATCAAAGCTGTCAAGGGCGTGGATGTGGCGTCTATGACGGCAGAGGATGCCGAAGCGCATCTTGAGGAGCTTGCGCGGCACGCCATTGCGCGGGAATACGCCGAAATACATCCCGGTCTGCATCTCCAGGTCACAGATCACTGGCCCGACGCCAAGTGCGTGATATCAGGCAATATCGCCAGCATTCGCCCGTGGGTGGGTCATCAGATCGTCGGCGACCGGGAAGGGATCCGGGTCGTCAACGTCGAGGTAAACCGGCAGGCGACCCTGAAGCTGGACGCCCGCCGACCCCTCAAGGAGGCGTGGGACGACATTCACAGCCCGCCCAAGCGCACCGAACCTGTCGCGCCCCTGCGCAAGATCGCAGCCGTTCCAAGCGCAAGGCCAATAGCCCCGGCGCCCCAACCCGCCCCGAAGCAGCCGCCCAAGGCGACACGAAAGCGCTAGTCCTTCAGTCCAGCCGCCTGCCGCAAGACATGACGGGCCAGCCCAGTGACGGACTGGCCCTCAAGGGCGGCGGTTTTCTCGACCTGTTCGTATTCGGCAAAGGTCAGGCGCACGGAGATGGTCTTCCACCTCTCGTTGCGGGCCTGTTCTGCGGCAATCTGATAGCTGCGGCGGGTCATTGGGACGCCTCCGGTTGAAATTCCCACTGCTCGCTGCCGTCCTGCGGCTCAGCCAATACGGGCTGGCCCCGCTCGTTGGCCATTCTCTGGGCTATTTGGTGCAGCTCATCGCTGACCTCTGGGCCTTGCAGTCCGGCGGCAAGCTCGTTGCCGTGTTTGTCTGTGATCATCCAAGTCATCTGCGTCTCCATCTGAGGTAGGGACCGGCCCCCTTTCGAGGGCCGGGAGGTTATTCTTTCCAGACTGGCTCGCCACGGCCGGCGAGAATTGCTGCAATCTGCTCCATCGTTTTTTTCGCCGTTTCTTTGGCTTCTGGCGGCATATGGCTGGAGCACAGTGTTCCGTTGGCGTTTTTGTAGCGATTGCGAAGTGTGCTGGTCGGCTGGTTAGCGAAGTTCATGTTGGTCTCCATCTGCTGACCAGTCATATATGGCATAGCCATACGGTCAGCGCAATGGCTTAGCCATATATTTTCATCACGAATTGTTACAGTTAGGCGGGTCATGATCCAGCGCCTGAATTTCAAGAACCGGAACGCTGGCCGGCAACCCCGCGCAAACGCATTCCTGCGTGCATGGCGCATCGCACGCCGCAAGCGTGTGGCCTACGCCCGCGCTCAGGTAGCCGACACCATGAAGGCCCTACAGCGCCAGATCGCGCGCTACGAGGCCCTGGCGGTCGCCTATGACGTTCCAGTGGCCCCTGCACCGCCGCTTCCTGTGCTGCCGACACTCCCCGGCGCGGACTGGGTCGAGTTCAAGCAGGCGATGGGCGAGCTGAAGCAGCCCGTGAAGTTCGCGCCCGCTGCAAATGGACAGCCGGAAACAGCCTGACAATCGCTGCTCCACTCTATCGAGGCACCTATGATCGTTGCCTTCATCGAACTCTGTTCTAGATTTATCCACTGGCTGGATAGCTGACAATGGCGAGCAATCCCGGCGTCCCCGTTGTCATCCTCGCCAGTGGCGGTCGCGCAGTCACCCAGCTTCAAAGCACTGTAGCTGCCGCTGCCCCCGTGATGACCCCCAACGCCACTCTAGGCCAAGCCATCACGCTGGTCGCATCGGGTGGCCTTCCAGCCGTCCTCATCAACGAGAACGGCGACGACTACGTAGCCTAACTTATCCACAGGCGCTCAGACCGCTAAGGACGAACACGATGGGCGATGGAGCCGGAACAAATAAAATAGGCAAAAATACTGGCAGCGCCGGAAGGGGCAGGCCACCAGGCTCGCTCAACAAGGCAACGGCTGAGATCAAGGCTGCTGCACGCAAGCACGGCCCCGAAGCCCTGAAGGTTCTTGCCGCTTTGATGAAGAACGCCGAGAGCGAGCAGGCGCAGATCGCAGCGGCCAAGGAAATCCTCGACCGCGCCTACGGGAAGGCAACCCAGCCAGTTGGGGAAGACCCCGACATGCCATTCGTCAGCAAGGTGCAGCGTGATGCAGCGGTCGCAGCAGCGTACCTCGCAAACTCCTAGCGCCGAGGATTTCGCCTTCTCACGGCTGACGGCCTATTCGGCCTACCAGTGGTCAGGCTACCGCTACCCCGACCACGTCAGGCTGATTGCCAGAGAACTGGAAGCACTGGAGCGGGGCGAGAACGACCGGCTGATGCTGTTCCTCCCGCCGCGTCACGGCAAGAGCCACACGGCATCCGAGAACTTCCCGGCATGGTATCTCGGCAGGAACCCTGACCACTACGTCATCGCTGCAAGCCACACGCAGGAACTGGCAGACGATTTCGGGCGCAAGGTCCGAAACCAGATTGCCGATCCGGTCTTTGCTCAGGTCTTCCCCGGAGTGAAGATCAAGTCGGACTCAACGGCGGTCAAACGCTTCCACGTTCAGGGCAACCCGGATGATTCATTCACCACGGGCCAGAACGGGGCATACTTCGCGGTAGGCGTCGGTGGACCTCTGACGGGCCGTGGCGCCCACCTGCTTCTGATCGATGACCCGATCAAGAACCGTGAGGACGCGGACAGCGAGACCATCCGCAAGAAGATCAAGGACTGGTACACGTCCACGGCCTACACCCGCCTGATGCCTGGCGGCAAAATCGTGATCATTCAGACCCGCTGGCACGAGGACGACCTTTCGGGCTGGTTGCTCAAGGAGCACGCCCACGAGAACTGGAAGGTGGTGAACCTGCCGGCCATCTCGGACGACGGGCAGGCTCTGTGGCCTGAACAATACGACATCGAGGCCCTTGAGCGGATCAGGCGCGCAGTCGGCCCCAGAGACTGGTCAGCTCTGTATCAACAGCGGCCCGTCCCAGACGAGGGCGACTATTTCAAAGCCGACTGGCTCAAGACGGTCGATGTCCTGCCCGACCGGGCAACGCTCAAGGTCTATGGCGGATCTGACTACGCGGTCACGGCAAACGGTGGTGACTACACGGTCCATGCCGTCGTCGGGATCGACCCTGAGAACCGGATGTACCTGCTGGACCTCTGGCGCGGCCAATCCTCGTCCGATGTCTGGGTCGATGCTTTCTGCGACCTCGTCGCCAAGTGGAAGCCCATAGGCTGGGCGGAAGAGGGCGGGCAGATCAAGTCTGGCGTTGGTCCGTTCCTGCTTCGGCGGATGATGGAGCGCAAGGCCTACGTGCATCGCGAGAGCTTCCCGACACGGGGCGACAAGTCGGTCAGGGCTCAGTCCATCCGTGGCCGCATGGCGATGCTGGGCCTCTACATGCGTGCTGACGCGCCCTGGCGTGCTGACCTCGTCTCGGAGATGCTGAGCTTCCCCGTGGGGGTTCATGACGATGCTGTCGATGCGCTGGGCCTCGTAGGTCAGCTCCTCGACAAGATGCAGGCTGGAAAGGCGCCAGAGCCTGACAGACCCAAGCCCACGGCCAAGGTTGGCCAGATTTACCTGCCCGGTGCGCCGCAGCCAGTAACGAGCAAACGGAAGAACTGGTGATGGTAGACGACAACGCCCCAGCAGCACCGGAGGACGCTCCCAAGGACGAGGAGCAATCCCGCGACGCCAAGCCGTGGTGCGACATGATCGAGGGCGCCGAGAAAGTTTTCGATGAATGGCACAAAACCTGTGACAACATCGGGAAGGACTACGCATCCAGCGCTCGCCTCAAGTCAGGTGGCGACCGTGAGTTCCAGATGCTCTACGCCAACCTCGAAGTCCTCAAGCCGTCGATCTATGCGAGAGCCCCGCAACCTGTCGTGGTTCAGAGGTTCAAAGACAGCAATCGCGCGGTAGCCCGCAAGACCGGCGAGATGCTGGAACGCGCCCTGATTGCATCCTTCGATGGCGAAAAGGTCCACGACACGCTGAAGCGCGTCCGTGATGACCTTGCCCTCACAGGCCGTGGCCAGATGTGGCTGCGATATGAGACCTACGAGAAGGGCGACGGTATCGAGGAGAGCGTCCGCTACGAGTGGGTGCATCGCAGGGATTTCCTGCATGAGCCCTCACGTATCTGGGCGGAAAACGGCTGGGTTGCGCGTGGCACATGGCTGACCAAGGAAGCCGGTGAGAAACGCTTCAAGGATGCATGGCAGAACATTGCCTATGTCGATGCCGAGGACACTGCGGACGAATACAAGATCGACAAGAAGGCGCGTGTCTGGGAGCTATGGCACCGGGCTAAAAACCTTGTGGTCTGGGTGCATCCTCATGCACCTGAAGTGCTGGACATCGCCCCGCCGCACCTGAACATCGAGGGCTTCTGGCCGTGTCCCAGGCCGTGCTTCGGGACGATTGAGCCTGACAGCCTCGTCCCTGTACCGGATGCGAGTTTCTACAGGGATCAGCTCGAAGAGATCAACGAACTCACGGCCCGCATCAGTGCGCTGAGCGAGAGCCTGAAATTGGTGGGCTTCTACGCCTCTGGCTCTGAGGACATCGGTGCAGCCGTCGAGCTTGCGATGCGCCAGATGAACTCTGGCGAGAACCGCCGCGTCATGGTCCCGCTACCGGGCATGTCGCAGATGGGTGGCCCTGCTGCTCTCAGAGATGCAATTGTGTGGTTGCCGGTTCAGGAAGTGGCTCAGACGGTCAAGGAACTAGTTGGCCTTCGCCGGCAGTTGATCGATGACGTGTACCAGATCAGCGGCATCTCAGACATCATGCGCGGCCAGACCGAGGCATCTGAGACGCTTGGCGCTCAGCAGCTCAAGAGCCAGTACGGCTCAATCCGCATCCGTGACCGTCAGGGTGAGATGGTTCGGATTGCGGATGGCGCATTGAACATCGCTGGCGAGATCATGGCCGAGAACTTCTCGCCCCAGACGCTCATCGAGATGTCTCAGATCGAGGACTTGCCGAAGCAGGCTGACGTTCTGGCAAAGCATCAGCAGGAGGCAATGCAGAAGATTGCGCAGCTTGCGCAGCAGATGCAGGCCCCGCCTCAGCCTGGACCGGATGGACAGCCGCCGCCTCCGCCTGATCCTGCGCAGTTCGAGCAGGCCAAGCAGGGCATCATTGCGACGCACCAGAAGGAAGCTGCGGACATTGTCACCATTGAGAAGGTGGTGAGCCTTCTGCGGAACCAGAAGATCCGCCCGTTCACGCTGATGATTGCGACGGACTCAACGATACAACCGGACGAGAACGCAGAGAAGGCGGCGCGCAACGAGTTCTCAACGGCCTTTGCTCAGACGACCAATGCGCTTGCTCCATTGCTTGCACAGGCCCCGGAGGCTGCGGACTTCGCCGGTGAGATGCTCAAGTTCATGCTGGCCCCGTTCAGGGCAGGCCGGCAGATGGAGCAGGCCATCGATGATTTCGTGGAGATGATGGCCAAGAAAGCGAAGGAGCCGCGACCGCCCGGACCTGAAGTTGCGAAGGCCGAGATGGAGGCTAAGGCGCTTGAGCAGGACATGCAGGCCAAGGCGCTGGAGCTACAGGATCGTCAGGCTGAGCGTGCAGCCAAGGCGCAGCAAAGCCAGATGGATGGCGCGGTGAAGGCGCAGGAAGCGCAGGCCAAGCAGCAGCAGGCTGCGGCTGAGGCGATGATCCGCGATGCTGAGATGAAGGCCAAGTTGCAGGAGATTGGCCTCAAGGCGCAGTCAGACGCGCGGGCGCAGGCTCACGCTGAGCGTATCCAGCAGGGCGAGATGCAGCTCCAGCAGATGCAGATTCAGCTCGCGGCCATGAAGCTTCAGGTCGAACGCGAAAAGCTGATGATGCAGGCATCTGGCGAGCAAGAAGAGACGGGCGAGCCTTACAACGAGGCGTTTGTCTGATGACCGCCTACCTCACACACGTTGCAGCCTTCCTGATGGGATTCCTGACGTGCGCTGTGATGGCTGTGGGCTCTCGCCAACACGGACGCCATTGATGAAGTCTGGCTGGGACCGCGCGGAGTTCTTTGCCCTTGCTGCAAGGCTCAACGCTGCTGGCATTGGGGAGGCCCGTCCACCAAACGAGGATGAGACAGCGGGCGTGTACCTCTCAGCGCTCTATGGCTGGGTATTCGATGCCTGCACACGGACGCCGGTTCTGGACGATCCGCCAAATCGCATGATCCGGCGCGTCCGGTTTGATGACCACCTGATCGACCACGATGCGCAGGCCCTGTTGCGGGGCGAGAACCTAGACCCGACAAAGCGGGGCGTGTCGTTCACGTACAAACGCGGGAGCTTCTGATGGCCGACACCGAGCAACTGGACGAGGACAAGCGCTGCACACTGTTCGACAAGAAGCAGACCTTCTGCCAGCGCTGCTCCGAGTTCCACACTGCTGACGACTGGATGGCATCCTGCGAGCGCTACATCGGCGCGGCACCGATCCGCAAATGCACGACATGCGACGGCTGGCATCCTCTGGATCGGTGGTCGGGCAACTGCATGCCTGAGCCGAATTGGAACGAGAGCGACCTCAACGTCTGCCGCAACTTCATCAGCGACAATCTGGAAAGCATTGGCGGTCTGAACGGCGTCCAGTGTCAGGCGAGCGGCATCCACTTCACGAGCAAGTCCAAGATGCGCCGGGAATACAAGGCTCGCGGCATGGTGGAGATGGGCAACGATAAGCAGAAGCCGGTTGGCCGTCCCAAGCCTGACCGCAAGGCGATCAAGGAAGCCGTCGCCAAGGCCAACAACATCGTCTTCAACGAAGGCGGAACCGTCGCCAACTATCGCGCCAGAGCAAAGCCGGGGGCAACACCCTTCGGTGTCATCAAGTGAGCAAGCGCATCACCCTGACGCTCAACGACGAAGAACTCGAAGCCATTGCCAAGCTGCGTGACACGCTGATGCCGACAAGCACGATTGCGGGCTTCGCGGCTGACTGCCTGATGCACGCGGTCGAACTCGAACTGCACGGCATCGAATGCCAGTGCGAGCATCTCACCAGAGTTCTCGACGAATGGCTACCTTCGGGTCGCCCGAACTAACCTCCCTCAAACGGAGCCACACATGGCCGACGACCTTTCTAGCGCCCCTCAAACGGGCGGCAGCGAACCTGCATCTGCACCTTCGGTAAGCACCGGACCTTCGACAGCACCTGCTGCATCTGAGGGCAAGGCATCCGCGCCGGCCAAGGCTGACAAGTCGCCATCGATCAGCGATGCCATCCGCACGGCCTTCAACACGGTCGAGGCTCGCCCGCCGACCGAGACGGAACGCGCAGCGGCTGTCCTTCGTGATGGTCCTGGCGCAGACGAGAGGCTGATCGCCAAAGCCAAGAGCGCTGCTGAGAAGCACGCGCTTGATGCAACGGCAAGGTCTGAGGCATCCGAGCGCACGGCCAAGGGCTGGGAGACGCGCCGGGCCAACATGGAGGCTGCAAAGGCTGCGCCTGTAGCAAATCCAACAGCACCGCCTGCCACACCGACGCCGACCGCGCCCAGCAGGTATCAGCCCCCGCAGCGGATGTCGTCAGAGGCGAAGGCGACATGGGAAGCAGCGCCTGAGCCTCTCCGCGCCGAAGTTGTGCGGATGCATGACGAACTGAGCGCCGGGCTGGTCAAGCATCGGGAGGGCGCCGAACGCTGGAACGAGCTTGCCGAATATGACCGGCTTTCGCAGGAAACCTACAAGGCGCCCCTCAAGGAGACGCTGAAGAACTACGTCGAGTTCGACCGCCTGCTCGCAACGAACATGCCTGCGGGCATCGAGCGGCTGGTAAAGAACCAAGGCTATGAGAGCCTCTACCAGTTCGCCAAGCAGATCGTGGACGAGGTTGAACCGGACACTGCATTCGACACCGAGAACACCGACCTCCAGCGCAGGCTGGAAGAGACCGAGAAGCGCCTCGCGGCTTACGAGCAGGCCCAGCAGCGGCGTCAGCAGGAAGAGATGGAGCAGCGTTCTTCCTCGATCCAGAACCAGGTTGCAGAGTTCTCGAAGGCTCATCCGCGCTTTGATGAGCTTGCGCGAGACATCGAGACAGAACTGCACAATCCGAGATTTGCACCGGACCTTGAACCAATGGCCCGGTTGAAGAAAGCTTACGAGAAGGTCGAGCGGCTCAACCCCGCTCCGTCGCTCTCGCCCCCCGCGCCGGATATTCCGGCGCCCGACTACGCGGCTCAAACCCGACGCGGTCAAGCATCCATTACTGGCGCACCCGGCGCAGGCTCAAACCCTGCCGCGAGAAGGCCAGTCCCCTCGTCAGCACGCGATGCCATCACGGCTGCTTTCAGCAAGCTGGGCATTGCATAACCCATAAGGACGCCTTGTCGTGCCACTAACAACCACAGAAAAACTGGGGGAAGCGTTCTCGCTTGCCTTGGAGTTCCGGTCACCCGGATATCAAGACCTCGTCTCCAACGCGAACGCCATTCTCTTCACCATGAAGAGCAAGGGCGGATGGAAAGCCTACAGCGGCCCAACCATTCGTGTTCGCCAACTCTACAACGAAACGGGCAGCTATATTCGCTATAACGGCGCTCAGTTTCTGTCGCCGTCGCCTGTCGAACTGTTCAACGACGCCGAGTTCACGCCGAAGCTTGGCGCTGTCTCGATCATGCTGACCGGACAGGAAATTCTCCAGAACAGCGGAGAAGGGCAACTCGAAAACGTTTTCGAGATGCACATGGAAGCTGCTGAGCAGGAACTGCAAGACCGTTTCTGCGAGGACATCCACTCTGCCGGAACGAGCGACAACCAGATTGGCGGTCTTCAGCTTGCCATTCCGACCACGCCGTCGAGCGGCACGTATGGCGGCATCAGCCGGGTGTCCAACACCCAATGGCGAACGACGAGCTACAATGCCAACTCGATCACGGTTGCTGGCACGGCGATTACGGCGGTCACCTCGACCACTGTTCGTCCGCTGTTCAACCACATCGTGTTCGCCCGCTCGCGCGGTCAACGCGGCCCCGACCTGATCACCTGCTCAACCCAGCATTATCAGGCGTATGATGCGGCCCTCTCGGCCATTCAGCGCATCAACGACGAGAATGGTCTCGGCAAGGGCGGTTTCAGCGCAATGAAGTATTACGGCGCTGGCAAGTCCATCGACGTGGTGCTCGAAGGCGGTGTCGGTACGGCCATGCCGGATGACGCATCCTACTTCATCTCGATGAAGGATCTGCAATTCTACTACAACAAGGACCGCAACTTCGAGCGGTTCGGCGGCAAGCAGATGCCGATCAACCAGGACGCTGTGGTCCAGCACATCGGCTTCATGGGCGAACTCGTCCTGAAGAACCCGGTGCATACTGCCAAGCTGTACGATTCCAGCCCCTGATCGACCTGACCTGAGCAACTGATCTTTGCCAGCGGCTTGTCCAGAGATGGGTGAGCCGCTGGTCTGGGTCTCCTTCACATCAATCCAATAGGAAAACTCCAATGACTTGGACACCTAATGGCAACTTCCTGCTCAATCAGGCGATTGCCGAACGTTCGCTTACGAAGAAACACGACCTCGGAACTGAGGTTGGCTGCAAAGACGAGACCTATGGCGCTGGCACTTTTGTCTATCTGAAGGGCGTTGCCTCATGCGCTGTTCGTAACTGGGTGACGATCAACATGGACGACGGGACGGTTACACGTCTTGCCGCCGACGCGATTGGCCCGGTGGCTGTCGCCATGTCGTCCATCACGGCCAGCTATTACGGCTGGTTCCAGCGTTCCGGCAAAGCCCTGGCTTCGTGCCTGACGCTTTACGCCGACAACGCCAAAGTGTGGATCACGAGCACGGCTGGCAGCGTGGATGACACGTCTGTCGCTGGCGACCTCGTGGCGAATGCCAAAGGTGCGGCAACCGCTACGGTTGGCAATCTCTATTCTGAGTTTGAGATTGACCGTCCGTTTGTTACCGACCGTCTGTCTGGCTCGTAGTGAGAGCTAGTGATGGGGGCGCGGGCGTATCTGCCCGCGTCCTCTCGGTTTTCCCGCCCCGGATTGCTACGCCTGACGAGACGATGCTTGAGCACGTCCGATCAGCCTTGGGGCGGCACCTTCCACTCCCTCAACTTTGCCGCCCGCACGGACGCACACTGTCGGTCGCGGGCGGTGGCCCTTCTCTCGGAGATACATGGCGCAACCTCGATGGCGTCATCGTCACCGCAAATGCAGGTCTGGGCTTCCTGCTCTCCAAGGGAATTACCCCGTGGGCCTGCGGGCTGCTTGATGCACGACCGCACATTGCGGACCTGATCGAGCCGCATCCAGGCGTGTTCTATTTCGTGGCGTCTACCTGCCATCCGAGCGTGTTCGACAAGCTGAAGGGCTGCAAGGTCGTCCTCTGGCACCCATCGGGGATGCCGGGCATTACCGATGTCCTGCCGCCTGACACGGACATGATTGCGGGCGGGACGACAATGGGCATGAGGTGGCTGAACCTCGCTCACTACATGGGTTTCCGGCGCTTTGAGATGCATGGGCTGGATAGCTCATATCGGGGCGACAAGACGCACGCCTATCCCGACAGCCGCGATGGCAAGGCGGGGACTATTGAGATCAATGGCTACGTCACCGACAACAATTTCCTGACGCAATGTACGGACTGGTTCACGCTTGAGGAGATGTTCGCGCTGGATGCGGACAAGCCGACCGTGACCTTCCACGGCGACGGGCTGCTTCAGAGCATGGTTCGGGAACGTTCCAACCTCATTGCCAACTGGCCGCGCAGGCCCGCCACGAAGGCGCTGAACGTGATCTGCGTGGCGACGGGAGACTACCTAGGCCGGGGCGAGGATTACGTCTCTAGGCTCCTCTCAGGCGTGGCGAAGAACTACAAGGGCGAGGCCAAGTTCCATGTCCTGCGTGAAGGCCCTGCCTCGTGGTGGGCCAAGCTTCAGATGTTCGAGCCTAATCGGTTTCCGAAGGGCGAGCGCTGCGTCTACTTCGATCTGGACACGGTCATCACCGGGGATCTGACCGACCTCATGAAATACGATGGCCCGTTCGCTGGCCTGCGTGACGTGTGGCAACCGGGGCAACTTAACTCGTCCATCATGTCATGGACGGCGGGCGAGGCTGATCACGTCTGGAAGGCGTGGGTTGAGGCGGGCAAGCCGACTGACGACTATCGCGGCGATCAGGCGTGGATCACTCAGCACATGCCGATGGCGATGCGGTTGCAGGACTTGCTGCCGGGCCAGTTCGGTAGCTGGAAGGCCAATTTCGGAATGAACGCCGACAACATCCCGCACGACACCCGTGCGGTCTTCTTTCACGGTCAGCCAAGGCCGCATGAAACGTCACTCTGGTAGTCAATTCACAGTCCCTCAGACGGAGAGCTAAATGTCCATGAACATCGAACAAGCTGGCGGCATCATCCACACGCAGGCTGTCGTTCACTTCTACAACGGCGTTCAGATCAACGATGGCAAGACCGCTGCGGCTGGTCGGCCTATCTATGACGATGTCGAGATGATCCGCATTCAGTGGGCGGGCAACACCAAGTCCGAACTGCACGCGCCGGCCTCTGATCGCTCTGATCGTCCGCTGACGAACCCCGAAGACCAGTCTCGCTACTGGCCAAAGTGGAAGGACCACCCGGATTTCAAGGCTGCTTACGATGCATTCAAGGCAGGCAAGGAGCATGTCGTCAACGGCACGCCGATCAGTGAGCTTCCGTTCCTCACCGATGCTCGCAGGTTAGAACTCAAGGCGATCAACATCCTGACGGCTGAACAGCTCGCTGCGGTGGACATCAACACCAAGCTGGGCCGCGACCTTGTCAACATTCGCAAGCAGGCGGCGCTCTACCTCGAACGCGCTTCTGGCGCTGCGGTAGATGCAAAGCACGAGATGGAAAAGGCCGCGATGCAGACGCAGGTCGATGAACTGAAGGCGCAGATGTCTCAACTTTTGGCGGCGACATCGGGCAAGTCTCCTGTTGCAGCCAAGAAGGCAGCGGCGCCGGAGACGGTTTCGCCCTTCTCTGGCTGGGCAGACGAGGATATCCGCAACTGGATGCGCGATGCTGATCCTGGCGCACCGGAGCCCCATCACAAGCTGGGAAATGCCAAGCTGATCGCGCTTGCGGACGAAATGAATGCACGCATCAAAGCTCAGTCGATGGAAGCGGCCTGATAGATGACGGTCCTGTCAGCGATCCAATATGCATGTAGCTTTATCGGGGTATCTGTCCCTGATGCAGTCATGGCATCGACCGTGCGTGAGCATGTCGAGCTGAAGGCGATAACCAACGATGTCGCTAACATGATCTCTAAGGCTCATGCGTGGCAGTTGCTGAAAACCCTTGCAACGCTGACAGGCGATGGAACGACGGAAGATTTCAATCTCCCGTCTGACTATGACTGGATGCCGGATACGAACGACATCTGGTCATCGGACAACGACCGTCCGCTTGCCAAGGTTGTGGATGAGAACGTCTGGCTCTCGCACATCGAGCGTGAGTTTGATCCGGTTCCGGGCGAATGGATCATCTACGGCGGGCAGTTGCACATTCGCAAAGCGCCAGCCTCTGCCATCACTTGCCGGTATTTCTACCAGTCCAATCTCTATGTTGATCCGGCAGCGGGTGCGAACACGACGATATTCGCAACTGACACGGACAATTTCCGGCTGGATGAAAGGCTGTTGAAGCTTGGCATCATCTACCGCTGGAAGCAGGCCAAGGGTCAGCCTTATGCGCAGGAACTGGACGACTACGAAGTCCTGAAAGAGAAGCTGATCTCCCGCGACAAGGGCGCGACCATTCTGGTTCAGGGTACTGCAAGAGGGGTGCGCGGCATTACCTATGCGTATCCTGGCAGATTACCGGGCGGCACATGAGACGAGCCTTCCGCAGACAGGCAGCGCCCCCGCGCGCACAGACGCGGATGCAGATGCAGGCGTTCCGCTCGCCAACCAAGGGGTGGGTTACCAACACCAACCTCGCGGGCAATCTGCAAGGCGCGGCCATTGTCCTTGACAACTGGATACCGACGCAATCAGGCATCACGGTTCGCGGTGGGTATCAGGAATACGCAGACGTTGGTTCGGACACGGTCCTCAGCCTGTTCACTTACAGGATTAGCGGCGTCTCAAAGCTGTTCGCATCGGACGCCTCGAAAATCTACGACATAACTTCGACGCCCTCGACCGGCGTGACGGGTCAGACGAGCGGATACTACTCGGTCCAGCAGATGGAGACGGGCGGCGGAAATTATATGTACGCCGTCAACGGAACCGACAGCGCGCGGCTTTATGACGGATCGACGTGGACGGCCATCACAGGCATCTCGACCCCGGCCATCACGGGTGTCACGACCTCCACGCTGAGCGCTGTCTGGGCCTTCAAGAACCGGCTGTATTTCGTCCAGACCGGCACGATGGTCGCGTGGTATCTTGGCATCGACTCGATTGGCGGTGCTGCCAATGACATGACGCTGCGCGGTGTTTTCCAGCGCGGCGGATCTCTGTTGTTCGGTGCTACGTGGTCAACCGATGCGGGCGACGGCATTGACGACTACTGCGTGTTTGTGTCCGACAAGGGCGAGGTTGCGGTCTATTCGGGCGATGATCCGAGTGCATCGAACTGGTCGCTCAATGGTCGCTATGATATTGGCGGCGTCCCTCTCGGCAAGAATGCGTTCACACGTTCAGGCGGCGACCTTATCATTGCCTCGACGGATGGCCTTGTACCGCTAAGTGCAGTGCTTCAGAAGGATGCCATAGCGCTGTCCTTGGCGGCGGTGTCGTTGCCGATTGAGAAAGACTGGCACGACGAGGCTCTGGCTCGCATCACACTGCCTTGGGAAATCGAGCGCTGGCCGCAGAAGAACATGGCTGTCATCACCAACCCGGTTGTTGACAGCACGACTGCTGCGCAGTGCTTTATTGTCAACCTTGAGACGGGCGCGTGGGCGAGATGGACGGGCATTGCAGCCCGTTGCTTCGCCAACCACAACGAGACCATCTACTTCGGCTCGACTGCGGGCAAGGTCTTCATCATGCAGTCCGAGGGCAATGACGACGGCGCGGTCTATACTGCCAAGGTCGCATGGCATTTTGCGGACATGGGAGCGCCTGGAGCCTTCAAGACGGCGATGCAGGCAAGGGCGGTGTTCCGTTCGTCCGTGCCGTTCACCCCGCAGCTATCGTGCAGCGTTGATTACGGCCAGTCATTCCCCAGCCCTCCGTCGAGCGTTTCGGACACGACCGTATCGACGTGGGATAGCGGCCTCTGGGATACGGTCTTGTGGGATGGATCGACTGAAGCAACCACCACGACGACGCGCTGGGTCAGCGTCAACGGTGCGGGTTCGTCTCATGCCCCACAGGTGCAGATCACATGCGGGACAACGCCCGTTCCTGATGCTGAGCTGATGGTGATGCATCTGACGTACAATACTGGCGACGTAGTGGTCTAGTGCAGCTTCTTTACGACCACGATGCGGATGTGGAGAGGTTTGTCTCCGCGCTCGTTCCCAATTGCCCGCAAGGTTTTGGCGCTGCTCGCTGCGTCGGTGTCATCGATGGTGATGGCCGGCTGGTTGCGGGTTGGGCGTGGCACGAGTGGAATCCTTACGCTGGGACGATTGAGTTCTCTGGCGCATCGATCACGCCCAAGTGGATGACACGTCAGATACTGCACGAATTGTTCGCCTACGCCTTCGATGGCATCGGTTGCCAGATGATCGTGACGCGCAACAGCGAACACAACACGCGGCTGCATCGGCAGCTCAAGCGCTACGGATTTGACCGGATCGACATCCCGCGCCTTTTTGGTCGGAACGAGAACGGTGTTGTTTGGACGTTGACCCGCGAACAGTGGGAAGGATCAGACTTTGAGTAAGCCAAGCGCGCCTACGCCGCCGAGTCCAAGTGAAGTTGCCAGAGCCCAGACCGGCCAATCAGTTGGCACGGCTGTGGCAAACACGGCCCTTGGCCAAGTCAACCAGGTCGGCCCCGATGGCTCGCTGACCTACAGCCAGACCGGCTCGTATGGCTGGACCGATCCGAACAGCGGGCAGTATTACGACCTCCCGCAATACACGGCGACCACGACCCTGTCGCCGCAAGCGCAGGCGCTGCGTGATGCCAACTATCGCGGTAACCTGACGCTTGCCAATCTTGGTGCGGATCAGGCGCAGCGTGCGGGCGATCTGTTGTCGCGTCCGATGGACACGGGCAACATCACATCGTGGTCGGATCGCAGTTCGTTGCAGCCGAGCCAGTATGGCGGCGACCTCGAAGGACCGCAGTTCGAGAACATCGGAAATCTTCCGCAGTACGATCAAGTCGGCGGTGGCCCGTCTTATGACCGCGTTGGCCAAGGCGGCGGCTATCAGGACGTAGGCGGCTCGCTGCAATCCGAGCGGATGGGTGCGGGGCAGGACTATTCGGGCGCTGGAACGATGCGTGGCTACGCTGACGCTGGTTCTGGCGCAAACTATCAAAGCATGGGCGCAGCGCAGGGCTACAGCGGCGCTGGCACGATGCGCGGATATTCCGATGCTGGCCCCGGCGCGAATTACCAGAGCATGGGCGCGGGGCGTGACTATCAGCTATCGGCAGATCGTCAGGGCTATTCCGACATCGGCGGCGGGCCGAGCTATGGCCGGACGGGAGAGGGCGGGACTTACGAGCGCATTGGCGGGCAGCGTGGCTACAGCGATGTTGGCGGCGGGCCTGCATTTGAACGCATGGGGCAGCAGCAGGGCTATTCTGATATCAGTGCTGGGCCAAGCTATAATCGCGCAAACGCAATTGCAAACTATGACCGCGTGCGTGACTCTGCGCAGTATGCCGACATTGGGGGTGCGCCAAACTATCAGGGCATCCAGGCTGGCTCTGGTGGATCCTACACAGACATCGGCGCTGGTCCGTCCTACGCGCGTCAAAGCGGCAATGCTGGCCTCCAGACTGGCTACGATGTCGGGGATTCGAGACGCTACGAGGATGCCCTCATGGCGAGGCTCAATCCTGAGCTTGATCGCCAGCGCAACCTGCTTGAGACCAACCTTGCCAACCGTGGCATTCGGGAGGGTACGGGCCGCGACCGCGCGCTCGACGAGAACAGCCGGATGGCCAACGATGCGCGCATCGCGGCTATCCTGAACGCAGGGCAGGAGCAGTCACGCATTACCGGGCTCAACCGCGATGCAGCAGCGTTTGGAAACTCCGCGCGTCAGCAGACCTTCGACAATGCGAACAACCAGCTTGGCTTCAACAACCAGCTTGCTGGGCAGGAACGTGCGGACCAGTTCAGCGCGGCACAGTTCAACAACCAGAATGTGGGCTTGAGAGCGGGCGAGGCGCGTGATGTCGCCAGCTTCAACAACCAGATTGCCTCGCAGGGATTGCAGGACCGCACCCAGATTGCCGGGTTCAACAACCAGAACAGTGCGCGTCGGATTTCTGATGCTCTTGCCACGACTGGCTTCAACAATCAGGCGGCTAGTGCAGACAGGGCGGATCAACTCAACGTCCTAGGCATGAACAACCAACTGATGGGGCAGGAGCGAGCAGATCAGGTCTCGACAGCCCAGTTCAACAATCAGCTATCCAGTCAGCGGAATGCTGATCAAGCTGCTCGTCTTGCCATGAACAACCAGTACGCAGGGCAGGAATACGCTAATCAGCTATCTGCGGCAGACTTCAACAACCAGAACGCTGCTCGCGCAAATGCGGATCAGCTTGCAGCAGCCGGGTTCAACAATCAGGCGATGGGCGCGCAGGACGCAGCCCAACTTGCGCGTCTGAGCATGAACAATCAGGCGCTTGGACTGGAGCGAGCCGATCAGGTTTCGACGGCAGACTTCAACAACCGCAACCGTGCAATGTCCAACTCTGAAGCTCTGGCAGCGGCAGGTTTTTACAATCAGGCTGCTGGCCAGCAGAACGCCGATCAGTTCCAGCGCGCCAGTTACAACAACCAACTTGCGAGCCAGACCGCAGCCGAACAAATGGCGCGCACGGAATTGGCCAACCAAAATGCTGCTCGCAGTAACGCAGACCAGCTTGCTGCGGTTGGCTTCAACAACAATACGATTCAGGCAAGCAACGCTGACCAGTTCCAGCGTGGCAGCTACAATAACCAGTTGGCCAGCCAGATGGCGGCAGAACAACTAGCGCGCACCGACTTCAATAATCAGAACGCAATGCGTGGCAATGCCGATCAGCTTGCTGCTGTCGGTTTCAACAACAATGTCATCGGACAGCGGAACGCCGACCAGTTTCAGCGGACGGCCTACAACAACCAGCAGAACGCAGCGGCTCGTGCTGACCAGTTTGCGTCTGCGGACTTCGCCAACCAGAACCGTGCGCGGTCGATTGCGGATATCCTGGCGTCGGCAGGCTTCAACAATCAGGCGAGCGCGGCAGAGTGGGCCAATCAGGTTCAGCGCACGGGGATGAACAACGACCTTCGCAGTCAGGACTTGGCCAACAGGACCAACGCTGCGGGGTTCAACAACGCCAACCGCTCGCAGACCTACGCGAACCAGCAGGGCGAACGTGCTCGCAACGACACCCTTGCCAACAACCGCTATGCGCAGATCACGAACATGCTCGATGCGCAGGACCGTCAGCGCGGTGCTCAACTTCAGGAGCAGATGGCACTTCGCAACCAGCCGCTCAACGAGATTGCGGCGCTGCTCTCAGGCTCTCAGGTTCAGACGCCAAACTTTGCCATCTCGCAGCCTGACCGGATGCAGACGACCGACATCGCGGGCATCACGCAGCAGGGCTTCCAGAACCAGCAGGCGAACTACGCGCAGAAGATGGCGCAGTATAACGCCATGATCGGCGCTGTGGGTGGCTTGGGCAGCGCGGCTATTATGGGCTGGTCTCCAGGCGGAGCGCATCCTCCGGGCGGTTAAGATTTCGTACAGATATAAGCGAGACGGCCGCCGCCTGCGGAAATGTCCACTTGGCGAGGGTATGAGACATGCCTAGCAGGCACCTGCCGAAAAATGAACGGATCAAGCGGGCCTACCTCAGCTATTTTGAGGAAGCCCAAGGCAAGACGAAGGGCAGCGCAAACGCAGTCGCTGCCGCAATCGCAGACTTTGAGGCGACGACCAAGTGGAGGGACTTCGCTCTCTTCCACGTCGAGCAGGCGCGGCGGTACAAGCGCGCCCTTGAAGAGCGGACGAACGAGAAGACGGGACAACCGCTATCAAAATCAACGATTAAGTCACGACTGAAGGCGCTGCGCGCGTTCTTTGCTTGGCTCGCCGAACAGCCGGGATACAAGGCGCGGATCAAGCGCACGGATTGCGACTATTTCAACCTGACAGACAACGATGCCCGGATCGCGACGGCGCGACGGGAGAGACCGGCGCCGGATGTTGAGCTGGTGCGCGGCCTAGTCCAGCGCATGCCTGGCGAAACGGACGTTCGAAAGCGCGACCGGGCGCTGATCGCCTTCGCTCTCCTGTCCGGGGCGCGGGATGACGCCATCGCCTCGCTCAACATCGGCCATATCAATCTGGAGCGTAGGACCGTGTTCCAAGACGCGCGCATGGTCCGGACGAAGAACCGGAAGACGTTCACGTCAGGGTTCTTCCCGG